AAGTTTGTCCAGTGGATTGTTTTTATGAAGGTGAAAACATGCTAGTAATTAATCCAAGTGAATGTATTGATTGCGGAGTATGTGTTCCTGAATGTCCTGAAGAAGCAATTATTTCAGACAATGATATTAGTCTAGGAGACTCTTCAGTTGATTGGTACAAATACAACGAAGAAAAATCGCTAGTATGGCCTAACATTACTGAAAAGAAGGAACCTTATCCTGAATACGAAACGTATCAAGTAATGGAAGACCGCATTAAGTTCTTAGAAGAGTAGTGCTATTTCTAGCACTACCCAACTATTTTAGTTCTGTTTAATCGTCTAGTTCTCCATAAATTGCGAGGATTTCTTTGACTGCTTCGTGGCGTTCAATATCTTCCGCTGAAAATTTACAGACGTCTACCCGTTTGTTATTCTCAAAGTTATCATATAAATTTAAGAATTCCAACAGTCCATTTTTCTGTGGGCGGTCTGCTTGTTGTAGGTCACCGGTAACGATCATTTTAGATCCAGTACCGAGTCTAGTTAATAGCATCTTCATTTGACTAGGAGTTGCGTTTTGCATCTCGTCAGCAATGATAATACTATTCTTGAATGTTCTTCCTCTCATATAAGCTAAGGGAGAAATTTCAAGGATGCCTTCTGCTATAAACCCTTGTATTTCTTTAGCATAAAAATACTCCTCAAATACATCAAAAACAGGTCTTGTCCACGGTGCCATCTTTTCATTAAGATCTCCCGGTAAAAACCCATGTTGTTCATCCACGCTTACAGCAGGACGGGTAACAACTACTTTATCCACAACACCTTCTTGGAACATCTTCACTGCGTGTTGACAAGCAATCATAGTTTTGCCTGTACCCGCAGGTCCAATCGCAAAGACAATATCCTTGCTATAGTCTTGTAACTTTAGCAAGTAATCTTCTTGACTTAGATTTTTGGGATATATTGTGACTTTGCTTTTTTTCTGTGGAATAAATTTATTTAATTGTATTACGTTTTGATTGTGGTCTACAGCCTGTTTGGCTGCTCTTTTTCTTTTCTTCAAAGGATAGCCTCCTATTTTAAGACGAAATAGTGTTGGCAATTAGAACCCTCCTTTATGTCGTGCTCACTTGCCGAACACATTTTTATTTAAGTCGACTAATCTGAAATAAAAAGATGCTTTAAAGATTCTGCTAAGATAAATATATATGAGGAATAAAACATGGCTGAACTAAAATCAATCTTACAAAATATCGAAAACGTATATGGATCTAATAACGTTTTAAACATGCTCAAGGACTATGAGCGTGTATTAGACGAATTAGGTGTATATGTATATGAGAACTGGGAGGACGGCGAATTAGTCCAAGGTCCCAAAGAAGAAAAATATTTCGTTACGTGTACATGGATGTGGCCTGAAAAAAAGATGCCTAATCCAAAAGGCGGACAACGTTTATTAGATTATGGTTGTACTGTTAAGTTTAAAAAAGATGAACTAAAAACTGTAAGAAAGATTAAAACACCAGATGACATTAGACCCGGAACTAAAAAGGGTAAAGTTGATGTTGAAACTATCTGGGAAGTAGAAGTTAAAATTCCTAAAAAATTAATGTTTGATATTGATAAAGGCTATAGAAGTTTATCAGCAAATACTAAAAATTATAAAGCACCAACGCCAAATATTGATTCGCCGGATGATGCTATCACTACTGCTGATACAGGAGAAGAATAATGGGTTTGAGAGCAAATGATTTAAATGGTTTAATTTTAGATACATTCCATGTAGATTCTTTTCAAAGTAAAATGGGCGATGATAGAGATGTTTGTGTTTTATCTTTTATAGCAAAAGAAAGATCACCTGCTCGTGATATGATGGAGTTTATCGAAAAAGGATATAACTTTGTATTAGACAGTGACGTAAGTGCTGGAGAAGACAGTAATGGTGACTATCATGTGTTTGTTGAGCTACAAAGAGATGCTGACTTACCAAACAACATCAAAGAACTAGCCAACGGTATTACTAAACTATCAGGAGTTGATTGTTGGAACTTTAAACATTATAAAAGCAACAGCACCTACGGATTAGATTCTCTAGCAGAAGTTATTAGTAAGTCTCCGGTTGAATACGACACAATGATGGAAAACATTAGGGTAGAAAGTATCAACAAGTTCTTTGGTAAAACATATAAAGACGAATTAATTGTCGAAGGCGATACTATTACTATTAAAAAACCGTTTGGAGTTTCATTGTCTTTTAAACTTGAATCATTCGGTCTTGCTAAAGATATAAGCAAAGAATTATCAGAAACAATTAAATTAGATACTAAGAGTACAGCAGAAGTACTTTGGTTAACTAAACTACTAGGGGAAATGAACATTACAAAATACGGTGATGACTTTGTTCTAGAAAACGGCAAAAAAGCCATGAAGATTAAAATCTATTAAAAAGAAGGGATATACAAATGAGTTTTGAATTTGACTTTACGAAAGAGCACCTAGCAGAGATTATTGATGATAATCCTGATAACTGGTATGATGCTTTATGCGAACTATTGCCAAAGTATGGCATTACTACAGAGCGCAGAGTAGCACACTTCCTAAGTCAGTGCGCTCACGAATCAGGCGGCTTTAAGCGCCTTGAAGAAAATCTAAATTATAGTGCGAAAGCACTTCGTGCGGTATTTGGTCGTTACTTCGGTGATGCGCCAAAAGCAGACGCAGATGAGTATGCTCGCAATCCAGAGATGATTGCCAACCGTGTTTACAACGATGAGTTCCGTAAGTACAAGATGGGCAACGTCGAAGAAGGTGACGGCTGGCGTTTCCGTGGTCGTGGACTAAAGCAACTTACTGGTCGTGATAACTATACACGTTTTGGTAAGAGCGTAGACATGACAGCAGAAGAAGCGGCAGAGTACGTAGCAACGCCAGCAGGCGCTATTGAATCAGCTTGCTGGTTCTGGGACGCAAACAACCTAAACGACATTGCTGACACAGACGATGTTGTAAAGATGACTAAGAAGATCAACGGTGGTAATATCGGACTAGAAGATCGTCAAAGACGTTACAAACATGCTATGGAAGTACTTGGTATGGATGCTGAAGATCTAGGCGAAGATGATGGTGAAACAATCGATATTGATGATATTGGTGTACTACGTAAAGGTTGCCGCGGCGAAGGCGTTAAAATGATGCAAGAGGCATTAGGTATTGGTGCAGACGGTGTCTTCGGACCAGGTACTGAGCGTGCACTGAAGGCATGGCAGCATGAAAATGATTTAGTAGCAGATGGTATTGCTGGACCAAAAACACTTGCTGAATTACTAGGGTAAATACTTTTATGTTTAGTTCAATTAGAATTGCGATGATTTTAGTATTACTTTCAGCGGCCGCTGGTGGTGTTTTCTATGTCAAAAAACTTCAAAGTGATTTAGAAACTGCTAGAGCCAATGTTGCTAAAATGGAAATTGCTGTTCAAACTAGTGAACAATCATTACAACTTGAAAGAGCAGAGTCCAAAAGACTAGGCGAACTAAACACACAACTAAGTACAGATTTACAAAAAGCAGAGCAGTACGGAGATGAACTTCGTTCTACTCTACAAAAACACAATCTAACACACTTGGCAAATAAAAAGCCAGGTTTAATTCAACAGAGAATGCAAAATGCGACTAATAAGTTATGGGATGATCTTGAGTCTATCACTGCTCCTGACAACGGGATGCTCGATGCTCAGACCGGAACCACAGATACAAGTAGTAACTAATACAGTAAAAACTACTGTACCAACAGTTGCTTGGCCTAAACCAGTTCAACTGAATGACATTAAAATCTATGTGGTTTCAAAAGAAAATTATGACGAATTTGTAAAAGACTTCGAAGCTAAGAACGGCGGCGATGCTTACATTGCTATCTCTGTAAAAGATTACGAAAACCTTTCTCTAAACTTTGCTGAACTTCGTAGATATATCGAACAGCAAAAACAAATTATTCTATACTACGAAGAAGCAGTAAAGCCAGAGGAAATTCAACCCGAAGCAAAATAAATACTTTATCATACATTAAGGAGCGATTAAAATGGCAGATGAAGAAAAGAAAACAGTTACAGTCGAAGTCGATGCTGACGTAGCAAGAGACATGGACCGTAATGGTGATGGTCACATTAGCGCAGAAGAAGCGGCTATGGATCTAGAATTTAAACGCAAGGCACTAGAAGATGCTGATGCTCGTCGTGATGCGATGAGATACATGACATGGTTTGCGTTGTTTGGAATGTTACTTTATCCTACAACAATTATGATTACTTCTTTGTTTGGTTTAGATAAAGCCGCGGCAATTATTGGCGACATTGCTCCAACTTACTTTGTAGCGATTTCTGCGTTAGTGGCAGCCTATTTTGGTGCGAACGCATACTCCGATAAGAAAAAGTAAATCAATAATAAATCTTCAAGGTAGTCTGTACGATAAGTAATTGTATGGACTACTATTCTATTCTCGGTATTAATAAAAACGCTTCAGACGAAGATATACGCAAGGCGTATAAAAAGAAGTCTATGAAACACCACCCTGACCGTGGTGGCGATGAGGCTGAATTTAAAAAAGTTAACGAAGCATATAGCACACTAAAAGATCCACAGAAACGTGCTATGTACGATAATCCACAAAGACATTATAATAGTTCAAACTTCGCAGGAGGACAAAATCCTTTTGAAGATGTGTTTGGAGATATGTTTCAGAACTTTGGATTTGCTAGACAAGCACCAAACAGAAATCCTCCGATCCATGCTGAAGTTCAAATTGAACTAGAAGATGTGCTATTTGGTAAGACTATTGACGCACAAATTGGATTCAGAAACGGTAACACAAAATTAGTAACAATTAACATTCCTAAAGGTGTACACCACGGATCTCAAATTAGATATCCGCAAATGGGAGATCACAGCAATCCTAGATATCCGGCAGGCGATTTAATTGTCCGTGTTAACGTTAGAAGGCATCATACATTTAAAAGACAAGAAGACGATCTTATCATAGAACAAAACATTAATGTATACGATGTTATGTTAGGAACTGATATTTCTGTTACTACTTTAGATAGAAAAACATTTACTGTATCTGTACCGGCTGGATCACAACCTGATACTGTACTAAGAGTAACAGGTGAAGGTTTACCGAATCCACATAATGGTGCTAAAGGAAATTTATTAATTAAATTAAAAGTAAGAATACCAAAGAAATTAAGCAAACATGAAATTAAAACACTTTCGGATTTGAGAAATGGAAAAGTTTAAACTAGGTCAACAAGAAACATTATATCAAGTTGCCGAGCCTTGGGATTTTGAAAAGGACGGCGATGCTTCACAACTAGAAAAAGATATGTGTGAATTTATGATACAAAACAAAGGCATTGGACTTGCCGCTAATCAGATAGGATTATTGAAAAGAGTATTTGTTATGGGAAGCACTACTATTCCAGGCTTTCCTAAACCTTTTGCTGTTTTTAATCCTGAGATCACTGAAATTAGTGATACGCTAGTATTAGATGACGAGGGCTGTTTAAGTTTTCCAGGTTTATATTTTAAAGTATCAAGACCTGAATGGATACAAGCAAAGTTCTATGACAGAGACAGAAACTTACATGAAGTAAAGATGGACGGGTATTTGGCAAAATGTTTTCAACATGAGTTTGACCATCTTAACGGAATATGTTATACTGATAGAATTAGTAAATTAAAGTTAGATTTAGCAATTAAGAAAATGAGGAAAAATAACAAACATGCTAGAACCCAGTGATAAATTACAGGCTGTTTTTGAACATGCTATTGACATTGCTCGTAAATTAAATCACGAGTATGTAACAATCGAACATTTGATGTTTAGTATTATGTGCGATGAGGAAACTTATCGTAGTCTTGAGGAGTTCGGCGCGAAGTCAGATTACATTAAAGCTAATTTAGAACATTATCTAAAGAACAACTTAACAGATATTACTAATCCAGAATTAAAAGAAAAGCCCCGCAGAACTCAAAGTGTTGAACGTGCTTTGAACAGAGCTTTTACACAAACACTTTTTAGTAGCAGAAGCAGGATCGAAATTGAAGATATGATCCTTTCTATATTAGGCGAGAAGAAAAGTTTCGCTTATTACTACTTGACTAAAGCAGGTATAAACAAAGATAAATTCTTAGAATACTTTACCGAAAAGTGCGATGATTTTATAGAAGAGAGCGAGGAACAAAAGTTGTCAGCAGGACAGTTAGATAAAATTTTAAATGCTTATTGTGATAATCTTTCGTTAAAGGCTAAACAGAAAAAAATTGATCCTGTCATCGGACGTGAAACTGAATTAGAAGATATTCAACTTATTTTAGCAAGACGTACAAAATCAAACGTATTGCTTATCGGCGAGCCAGGCGTGGGTAAGACTGCTATCGCTGAAGGGTTAGCGTTAAAAATTGCGCAAGGAAAAGTTCCAACGTTTATTAAAGATCACATGGTATACACTTTAGATATTAGTGCGTTACTTGCCGGTAGTAAATACCGAGGTGATTTTGAAGAACGGTTAAAAGCAGTATTAAAAGCATTAGAGAAGAAAGGTAAAATCATTCTGTTTATTGACGAAGCACACATGATGAATGGTGCTGGCGCGGCAAACGGAAGTGCGAACGACCTTGCTAATATGCTAAAGCCTATGTTAACCAAAGGCACATTAAAAGTTATTGCTAGTACAACCTGGGAAGAATATCGCAAACACTTCGAAAGTGATCGCGCACTAATGAGACGTTTCCAACGTGTTGATGTTGAGGAACCAAGCCCAGAACTTACTAGAAAGATTATTCGTGGACTGAAACGTTATTACGAACAGTACCACAATGTTAAAATTACTGACGCCGCTATTGACCAAGCAGTTAAAATGTCAGTGAAGTACATGACTGATAAAAAATTACCCGATAAAGCAATCGACATTATCGACTGTGCTTGTGCTAGATTTAAAGTAATCGACGATCCTAGTGAAGAAACAAACTTAGTCGACTTAGAACAAATTATGTTTGAAGTTAGTAAAATGACTAAGATTCCTTTTGAGAATGTTAGTGAAAAAGAAAGTACTAATCTTGCTAACTTAGAAAATAATTTAAAGAACGCAGTGTTTGGGCAGGACGATGCTATTGGAAACTTACTTGATAAGATTTTTGTAGCACAATCCGGAATGAAATCACCAGACAAGCCGATTGGTAGTTTCTTGTTTGTTGGTCCGACAGGTTGTGGTAAAACTGAAACAGCAAAACAGTTGTCAGACAAAATGTCAATGCCATTGATTAGATTTGATATGTCAGAATATCAAGAGAAACACTCAGTTGCTAAACTAATTGGTGCTCCTCCAGGATATGTAGGACACGATGAAGATTCAGGACAGCTTATTACAAAACTACAAGAGAATCCTAATTCAATTCTTTTGCTTGATGAAATTGAAAAAGCACACAAAGATGTAAGTAATATTTTACTACAATTAATGGACAACGGCTTTGTTACTGGGTCTAATGGTAAAAAAGCAGATGCTCGTAATACTATTGTTATTATGACTTCAAACTTAGGTGCCGCTGACAATGAACGCAACAGCATCGGGTTCGACGACCTTGAAGTAAATGACGAAGATATTAAAGCAGTTAAAAAATACTTTGCTCCTGAGTTCCGTAATAGACTCGATGCTATCGTAAGATTTGGTAAACTACAACCAGAAACTGTACGTATTATTGTTGATAAGTTTATCCGTGAACTTAATCTTCAAATTCAAGACAAGCATGTTGAAATTGTATTAGATGATAAGTCAAGAGATTGGCTTGCTGAAAAAGGTTATAATGCTAAGATGGGAGCAAGACCATTGTCAAGAATCATCGATAAAAGCATTAAATCGCCGTTAAGTCGCCAAATTCTATTTGGTGATCTAAAAGAAGGTGGCAGAGTTTTTGTAACTATTGTTGATGATGCGCTATCATTCGAAATTAAAAATCTAGGAGACGACTTAGATAAATTTCAAAAAAGAGCAATGAAAGCACACAATAGAATACAGAAGGGTAACCTTATTCCAAATGACGATACGTAATGAAACAACTCGTTTATTTTACAGTAAATGGCTTTATAAAATAAGTTTAAGGCTACCTGGCGTAAGTGTGATGCGTTACAAAAATGACGTATCACACTTATCAAATTACTTCAACGATCATAGACAAGATTCTTACTATCCGCATAGTTTGTATAACCGTGCGGCTGGTAACAAAGATAAACTAATAGAACTTGGTCTTTTACTAAACAACTACAAAAAAGAAACTTATCAAAAACGTATCGAAGGCGACCTGCTTGATTTGTATACAAACGATACTAATTTAATCAAACATGTTGAAATGGAATTCAACGAGTATATTAGATTAATTGCTGAGCCTGATCCAAAAAATATTGATCAATTAGTATCTCAAGAAAAATCAATATTTGTAAAAAGACTACCTCACAAAAGGTTTCAATATAGGGTTTATTTAAAACCGCATTGCGGAACATATGATAAGAAAAGTAATTTTGTTACATGGCTAGCACAGCAGGGTGACAAGACTACACTTTCTAAAAGTCTTACTAATTGGTTCCTTAACACTGACATAAATTGGGATCGTAGATACATACTTATTGAAGATGAAAATCTAATATTGTTTATGAAACTTCATAGTCCTGAGTTTGTAGGCACAATATACAAATTCGTAATCAAGGATAAATAACACTATGCCAACACAAAGTATTGTATTATTAACAAATGAATCAACGGAATCTGTAGATAGTTCTACCTTCTCTTTTACTGATAAAGCAAAAGGAGACGGTTACTATAACCTTTCAGATGGATTACACACTGTGACTTATCGCACAAACGACTTTGTTGGTGTTATCAAAATGCAAGGCACACTTGCTATTACCCCTACTGAAGACGATTGGTTTGATATTGATCAAACAGACTTCGGCGTTGACAGTAGCTCGCAAACCGGTACATATCGCAATTTTACTGGTAATTTTGTATGGGTAAGAGCCGCATACAATATCACAAACGGCACAATTCGCGAAATACGTTTTAATCATTAAGATTGACAAAAGCATAAATATAGTATAACATTACCGTAATAAGGGGATTATACTATGCGCGACATTCTTGACAGGCTCAAGCAAATTGAAGAATCACAAACAGAACCGTCAGGCCCACAAGTAGGCGACGAGTTCGGTCTTAGTTTTTCAGAAGATTTAGAAATTTCAACTACAATCACAGACGTCCTAGAGGACGGAATCGTTGTCGATGTAGACGACGAAGCACTAGCACACATTCAAGAGAATGGTGCTTTTTTATATGATGGCGAAGTCTTTGAAGAAGAACTTGACGAAGGCGAGCAACACGGAAACAGCAAAATTTATGACAAGTGTCGTAAAGGTTGGCGCAAAAAGCCTGGCGCAACACGTGGTTCAAAAGGTAGTTGTATCCCAGAAGATATTGAAGAAGCAACCGTCGATCTCGATAAAAAGCGCGACTCGGAAAAGAAATGGATTGATGTCGCAAGACTTATGGCTGACGCCACAGGAAAAATTAGTTTTAAAACAGATGCCGGTATTGAACTTTCAAACGATGTAGAAAAACTTGCTAATGCTATTGTTAGTGTTGCTCCAGAAGAAACCCCTGCTATTGGAAGCAAAACATACAATATGATTAAAAACTTTGTTGCTAAAGCAGACATGAAAAGTGATCCGAAAGAAATTATGAGCTTTGTTGACGATGCTGTTAAAGCATGGGAAGGCGGCGCTGAGTGGGATCGTAGTAAAGTTAAAGATCCTAATCCAGAGATGGAAAGAGAAGATATCAATGTTGATGAAGCAAATGAAAGTCCAGAAGAAAGATTAAAAGCATTAGACGACTTGTATAAAAATACAATGGATACCATTAAGCGTACAGAGAATATTATGTATATGACTCCTCCAGGTCCCAATCGTGATTACTACGAGATGGAAATTGATCAAATGCAAAAACACGCTGCAAAAATCAAAAAAGACTATCAAGCACTTGAAGCAGGAATGAAAGGTGCTGATAATATCAGAGCACAAGTAAGTTCAGCAAGAGCAGAAAGCGTTGAAGAAGCAGAATATCAAGGACGCAAAGTAAGCCTTGGCAAGCCTACAAGAGGCGACGTTAAGAAGTTTAAAGTATATGTACGTGATCCAAAGACAGGTAATGTTAAAAAAGTAAACTTTGGTGATCCTAACATGAAGATTAAAAAATCTAATCCTGCTAGACGCAAGAGTTTCCGTGCCAGACACAACTGCGCTAATCCAGGTCCACGCACTAAAGCACGTTACTGGTCATGCCGTAAGTGGTAAGGAGTTTAGTATGAGATTAATGGAATTATTTTCAAGACCCGATAACGAAGATCCTAGATTAAATCCAGATATTAATTATCTAGACGATCTAAAGTTTTATATTGATAACGACAATGATATCGTGTCTAATGTATTATTTCCTGCTATTAAAAAACACAGACAGAATCCCGATGACGAAACTTCTTATAAATTTTATGTAAAGCCATTGAAACAATGTGCTGAACATTATGCTGACAAATATGAATTGTCAGATATTAAAGATGATATTTTTAGTAATGAAAGTATTTTAGAATTAGCAAAAAGGATCGCTGAAGAGCAATTAGCACATATCAAAAGCAAGGACTACAACGGATGAGATTATTTGACCTTTTTGAGGATAAATTAAAAACTGCAGTAATTGGTTTTGGAAGATTAAATCCTCCAACAACAGGTCACGGTGTGCTGGTCGATGCTATCAATGCTAAAGCAAAACAATATGGGGGAGATCCTATATTGTTTTTAACAATGACCCATACACCTTTTCTAACTGATAAAACACAAAAACTTAGACCTTGGGACAAAATCAAAAATCCACTACAATGGAAACAGAAACTATCATACGCACAAAAGTTTTTTGATATTCCTATTAGTACAGATCCTAGCCTAAACACTATTATGGCTGTTATGAAAAGTTTAGAAACCAAGGGCTATGAGAAGGTAGTTCTTGTTTGTGGTTCGGACAGAGTACAAGAATTTGAAAGTCAAGTTCTTCCTTTTAATAATACGCCTGACAAAGCAGGACATATTAACTTTAACATCCAAGAAGTTAGTGTTGAAGAAGGTGGATTTAGAGACGAAGAAGCAGACGATGCTAGTGGCATGAGCGCAAGTAAAATGCGTGAAGCGGCAGCAAATAATGATTTTGAAACTTTTAAAAAGGGTGTACCTGTAGAAAGTTTAGCAAAACCAATGTTTGATGATGTACGTCAAGCACTTGGCTTAAATCATCAATCAAATAAAAGCGAAGCAACATTGGTGAAGCCAATGGGTGGTGCTTCGATTAAACCAAGAGATCCTAATTGGCGTGATATGGAAGCACTTCGCAGAAGTAATGCCGCAGGTTCTCACAAGGATAAAAAGAGAGATCAAAACACTGGTTATCAAAAACACAAGGGCCAGAAATACGATATGAATTCAATTGCTGAAGGTTATCTCGATATAGAAGTAATGGGCCACAAATACATGCCCGACGAAGATCGAGAAGATGACAATGTAAAGATTTGGCACACTATTGTGACTCCCCAAGGTAAGACCATAGACGCAGACTTTACTCCATACGCATATATGGACAAAGAAGATCTTGAATTATATATTAAATTAAATTATCCTAAGCGTATTACAGCAGGTCCGTTAGACAAAAATGACTTGCATAAATTAGCACAAATTAAAGGAGTTGCTGATTTGGATCCTAAAATGGCAAACGCAGGTAAAAACGAAGCATACGATGACTTTGACTGGGGTAGTGCTTCTAAAAGAGAATTTAAACGTAAAGAACTAGAATACGAGCTCGGACACGAAGATGAGATTATGAAAAGAGACCAACAGGGTCCTTGGTATATTAAAATTGACGGTAAAATTTATAAGCAAAAAGGTGAGCCTAAAGTATTCAGTGTAAAGAAAGGTGCTAACAACTACGCACTTGCTATTATTAAAAACAAACCACAACTTCAAGGCAAGATTCTTTTAACTAGAAAACCAGTAGATGATCAATAATGGATTTAGATAGACTAAAGACACTAGCGGGTATTAACGAATTTAAGGGCTATCAACCATACGAAGGTTCTAATATCAGTGTCACAGGTACTGAAAAAAAAGAAATTGAAAGAGAAAGAAAAATCAAGCCGGGTGATAAAGAATGGTTTGAGCTTTGGTTTAGCAGACCTTATTGGTTAGGAATGCCAGCAAAGTTTAGAGGTAGAAAATGAGAGCAAGTGAATTAGAGCTACCAAAAGGTGTAAAAGTTTATCTAGACATGGATGGTGTTCTAGCAAACTTCTTTGAGGAGTATGCTAAACTTGCCGGAGCAAAGAGCTACAGAGATGTACCTCCTGCTAAAGTTGATCCTACACTTGATAAAATGGTTGGTACTGATTTTTTTGCTAGACTTCCTAAATTTCCTGTAACAGATAAAATTGTAGATCTTGCTGTACAAGCCGCAGGTAGTTACGGTATTATCTCTAGTCCACTTAGAAACGATTTTGCCAATTCAGAAAAGCACAAAAGAGAGTGGATTAAAAAACATTTAAATCCTCAACCCACAGAAATTTTTATTACACCAAATAAAGAAAAACATGCGGTAAACGCAGACGGTACACCTAATGTATTGATCGACGACAGAGGAGCGAATATAACAGCATGGGAAAAAGCAGGAGGCATCGGAGTCAAGTTTCAAGCAGACGAAGATTCATTAAAAGTCATTCTGGATGGCCTAAATCGTGCCAGACGAATTGGCTCGGGGGAAGAGAAACATCAACCACAGAATCTCAAGAGCAGAGACTTGGGCAAGATGATAGCAACCAAGGATGACGAAGTTGAAGAAGGACGCAAAAAGAAAAAACGTAAGTTGCGTTACGGATACCCGGTCGGAGGATTTGTAGGATCTATCGGAGGCTCCGGAGGCGACATGGGTGGCGATGGCGGTGGAGAAAGTATTCAACGTGAAGGTGAGCTTGTTGTTCCTACTAGCTCAGTCAAAGGTATTGTAGTTGATCTAATCGCTGATAAAATACAACAAACAAACGATTACGAACAAATTTCGCAATGGTTGAAATTTATCGTAGGCAAGACTCTAAAGCCTAGAGGAAAAATGCGTTATACTATTACATCAGAAGATATATTAGAAGCATTGTCAGTTATTAAAGAAAACTTTGCTGACGGTAAAGTAAAAGGCAAAAGCAGACCAGGGCGTGTAAAGCGTTCAGGTGCTAGTTGTAACGGTAGCGTGACAGATTTACGCAAACGTGCTAAGAACAGCTCAGGCGAAAAGGCCAAAATGTATCACTGGTGTGCTAATATGAAATCAGGTAGAAAGAAATGAAAATTAGAGACATTGTAACAGAAAAGGCGGCCAGCAAAAAACAACAACAATTCTTTGGTATCGTTAGAGCAATGCAGAAAGGCGATATGAAAAAGAGCGGAGAAGCGGGTAAAGTGGCCAAGGACATGAAAAAGTCAGATGTAAAAGACTTTGCCGCTACAAAGCACAAGGGTTTACCAAAGAAGAAAAAGAAATGAGAATAGCAGAAGTTGTAACAGAGAAATGGAGCAATAAATACAAACGCTCAATTAACTGTAGTAATCCTAAGGGGTTTTCGCAGAAAGCGCATTGTGCTGGACGGAAGAAAAACGAGGATGCCGCAGGTGTTGGTATTGTAACCAAGCAAAACGCTACCGCTGATGTTCCTGTGGGCGGCGAATACATGAACGTTAAAAAGTTATTTTCAAACAAAAAGCGCAAGTCTAAAAAGAAATAAATACATTATGAAGTACCAAGAGCTAATAAAAGGTTTTAAACTATGGAAGGTTGGCATAAAAGTTAATATGCCTTCTTACAGCCAAGTTATTGATACTACTGTAGTAGCAAAGAACAGAGAAATGGCACGTAGACTTGTATTAGCACAGTATGGTAAAAAGAGTGTTATTAGAACCGTTACGGAAATAAAATGAAGATTAGAGATATTATAGTAGAATATGCTTCAGCAACCGCTACTGCTACTCCAGCAGTTAGCTCAGGTACACCTGTTGCTAAACACAGTAAAGACAAGTCTTATACTGGTTCGCCCGGAAAAAGTGGTACAAGAGCACCAAAAACACAAAAGCCTAAATTTCACAAGGGTAAGGTTGCTCCAAACGCACTAGACGGTGACGAATTGATGGCTGGCCAGGGTGTGCTTAAAAGAGGCTAACAAAGATAAATAGTTATATGGAGAAAAAAGTGTCAATTATTAACGAAGCAGATGATGTGAAGCCGGATCATGAAGCTGATATGGCTAGAAGCGAGCTATATAGAGCCGCTGAATACGCAACAAAACTATTCAAAATGATTGAATCTGGTGACGAGCTACAAGGTTGGACTCAGGCTAAGATTACTAAAGCAAGCGATTATCTTGCTAGTGTATATCATTACATGAAGTATGAGTCAAAGTTCGGCGATACAGACACTACAGCAGAACTTCCTGACGAGGATGAAACAGAATCATACAATGAATCTGTACAAAAAGAACTAACACAAAGCCTACAAGAGCAGTGGCTTAAACGCAAACAAGGATAAAACAATGGACTTTAACGCAATCGTAAAAAAATTAAGAGATATTGAGCCTACGGACATCGCTAATCCCGATGCTGAAGCTCCTAAAGCAGACACAAAAGCACCAGTAATGCTTAGTGAAGCGGCACAACTACGTATCAAAGCAGGTATTTCAACAGTGCTTGCTGAATCACAAAAAGTTGATGAAGCAAAAGCAGGTTACTGCTCAGACAAGTGTTGCGGTTCTGATGTAAAAGCAGAAGATTGCACTTGCGGCCCTGGTTGCTCTCACTGTGATTGTAACAAGGTACAAGAGTCTGTTGAAACTGTAGAAGAGTCCAAAGTTAAAGAAGTTGAAGGCAAATTTGTTAACAAAGGTGCCAAACTAGAAAAAGTTAAAGTTAAAAACGAATCAGAAGAAAAAGCAAAAACTTTTGATGAAGAAATTGAAAATATCCTTGAATCTGTTAAGTCCAAACTTGTTAAAGAAGCCAAGAAGAAAATGCCTGATTATCCAGATGTTGACGGTGACGGCAATAAAGAAGAGCCAATTGAAAAAGCTCAAAAAGATAAAAAAGCAAAAGGCGGAGACAAGAAAAAGCCTGCTTCAAAAGGACTTTCAGCAAAACAAAAGAAACTTCCAGCAGGCTTACAAAAAGCCATTGCTAACAAGAAAGGTGCTAAAACTGAATCAGTTGTTGCTACTAAGAAGCAAGCAGTTGCTGAATCAATGAAGTTCTTAGATGCTATCAAGATTGTAAAAGAAAGTAACGGCGAAATGAAAATTGATGCTGTTGATACAATCCTTTGGAATTGGGCAAAGCGTGTCGCAAGCTCAAAAGTTTCCGAAGGTGGTCTAAAAGCAGAAGCAGTTGCCGCTAAGATTTACGAATCACGTGGCGGTATTTGGGACGTATCCAAAAAAATTATTTCAGAATAATATATTCTAAAACGGTAAAGAAAGACAGTCTTTTTACTTGACTGTCTTTTTTTATGGCTATATAATAAACACATTAACTAGGAGATTAATTTATGGCACGATCACATTACGGTCCGGAAGAAAAAGCTAAACTTGAACGTTTGATTAAAGAAGGATCAACAGTTCTTCGAGAAGTTGAGGATCTACAGGCAGGATTAAAAGACACAGTAAAGGCAGTAGCAGAAGAATTGGAAATTAAGCCAGCAGTAATTAACAAAGCAATCAAAATTGCTCACAAAGACGAATGGGCAAAACATGAAGACGAATGGGAAGAAATTGAAGGAATTCTTGGTATCACTAACAACCTTCCATCGAAAGACTAATTCATGAAACAAAAAGTAATAGATTTTTGGATCAATAGTTACGAATCCGATAAAACAGCATTTGTATTAGAACTAATAAGTTTTATTTTTACAGTAGGTGCTAGTCTTACACTAGCTATCAATGCTAAAAATCCAAATATGCTTGTTGTATATCCTGGGTTTTTTGTCGGCAGTATTACACAAGCATACGCAAGCTATCGCAGAGGTGCGGCGTGGGTTATGTTGTTAACAACATACTTTGCCTGTGTAAACGTATTCGGTTTCGGGGTTGCCGCAAGTTGGTGGTAATAAATAGAAGTGAGAAAGGCAAGATCAGCCATAAGTGATCGAATTGGTTATACCAGCCGAAATTGGTATGTATAAGGAGATGAAATGAGTTACGTAGATGCTTTCTACAACCGTGATACCGACACTATTCATGTTGTCGAACGAGACGCCGAAGGTAAGCGTCAATTTAAAGAATACCCTGCAAGATATGTTTTTTATTATCCAGATGCTAAAGGAAAGTACACTAGCATTCATGGAGAACCATTGTCTCGAGTAACGTGTAAAAATCTAAAAGACTTCCACAAAGAACAAAAAATCTACAGCAATAAAAAACTATACGAAAGTGATATCAATCCTATCTTTAGATGTTTAGAGGACAACTATCTCAATCAAGACGCACCTAAACTAAATGTTGCGTTTTTCGATATTGAGGTCGACTTTGATCCGGAACGTGGTTACGCATCGCCAGAAGATGCGTTTATGCCAATTACATCTATTGCTATTCATCTTCAGTGGTTAGATACATTAGTCTGTTTTGCGATTCCTCCCAAAACAATGTCTATGGAAGAAGCACAAGATGCTGTTAAAGAGTTTGACAACACTTACTTGTTTGAAACAGAAGGTGAGCTTTTAGATGCTTTCTTGGACCTAATTCAAGATGCTGACATTTTAACTGGTTGGAACAGTGAAGGCTTTGATATTCCGTATACTGTTAATCGTGTAACTAAAGTACTAAGCAAAGAGGATACTAGACGTTTTTGCTTATGGGATCAACTTCCTAAGAAGCGTGAGTACGAAAAGTTTGGTAGACAAAGTGTTACGTATGACTTTTACGGTCGTGTACACTTAGACAGTCTTGAACTATATCGCAAATATACCTATGAAGAACGTCATACATATCGACTAGATGCTATTGGCGAAATGGAAATCGGCGAAAATAAAACTGTTTACGAAGGCACACTTGATCAGTTATACAACAATGACTTTAGAACGTTCATTGAATATAACAGACAGGATACTGCGCTGTTGGACAAACTAGATAAGAAACTAAAGTTTATTGATCTCGCAAACACAGTTGCTCATGAAAATACTGTTATGCTACAAACAACAATGGGTGCTGTTGCTGTTACAGAACAAGGTATTATCAACGAGGCACACAGACGTGGCTTTATCGTTCCTAACAGGATTAGGCGAGAGCCCGGCAGTGAACCTGCGGCAGGTGCTTATGTTGCGTATCCTAAAAAAGGCATCGCACAATGGATTGGCTCCGTAGATATCAACTCTCTGTATCCGTCAGCGATTCGTGCGTTGAACATGGGTCCAGAAACTATCGTAGGACAACTACGACAGGATTATACCAAGAACTACATCGACGAACAAATGATTCGTAATAAGAAGTCGTTTGCCGCGGCATGGGAAGGGCAGTTTGGTAGTTTAGAATACGAACTTGTTATGGAACGTAATGTAGCAAAAGAAATTACTATCGACTGGGAAGATGGTAACAGCGATACGTTATCAGGCGCTCAAATTTATGACTTAATTTTTGAGAGTAATCAACCGTGGATGCTTAGTGCTAACGGTACAATTTTTACTTACGAAAAAGAAGGTATCATTCCTGGACTACTAAAACGTTGGTATGCTGAACGTAAAGAAATGCAAGCCAAACTAAAAGAAGCCAAAGATGCTGGAAATAAAATTGAAATCGAATATTGGGACAAGCGTCAGCTAGTTAAGAAGATTAACTTGAACAGTTTGTATGGTGCTATTCTTAATCCAGGATGTAGATTCTTTGATAATAGAATCGGACAGTCGACCACACTAACTGGTCGTACTATTGTTAAACACATGGCTAGTAAGATTAACGAAATTATTACAGGTGAATACGACTACAAAGGTAAAGCAGTTATCTATGGCGACACTGACTCTTGCTATTTTAGTGCGTATCCAGTTCTTCGTAATGAAATCGAAAAAGGACAAATTCCGTGGGATAAAGATAGTATCGTGAAACTTTACGATCAAATCGCGGACGAAGCATCAGCAAGTTTTCCTAAAATGATGTTAGACAAGTTTCATTGTCCTAAGAGTAGAGGCGAAGTAATTAAAGCAGGTCGAGAAGTAGTTGCTGTAAGCGGACTGTTTATTACCAAGAAACGTTATGCTGTACTGTACTATGACATGGAAGGTTTCCGTGTAGATACAGACGGTAAAGAAGGTAACATCAAGGCAATGGGTCTAGATCTTAAGCGATCAGATACTCCTGTTGTAATTCAAGACTTTTTAAAAGAAGTATTAGAAATGGTGTTGTCAGGTAAAGAAAAGGAAGCAGTACTAGATTACATTACTGAGTTTAGAACAGACTTTCATGGAAGGCCGGGTTGGGAGAAAGGTTCGCCTAAACGTGCTAATAAGATTACCGAATACCAAGCAAAGGAAAAGAAACTTGGTAAAGCAAATATGCCAGGACACGTAAGAGCAAGTATTAACTGGAACACACTCAAGCGTATGAACGGCGACAAGTATTCAATGAACATCACGGACGGTGCTAAAGTTATTGTTTGTAAAGTAAAGGATAACCCAATGGGATTTACTAGTGTGGCTTATCCGGTTGACGAACTTAGGCTTCCAGAATGGTTCAAAGAATTACCATTTGATGATTCCCAAATGGAAAGAACAGTTATTGATGAAAAACTCGGTAACTTGATCGGTGTGCTTGACTGGGACATCAGTCAAACAAGGCAAGACAACACATTTAACAGTTTGTTTGATTTTGAATAAAAAAGTGTTGACAAACCTAAATAAATCTACTATACTATATAGAAATCAGGAGACATCTCAATGAAAGACATTTTACAAGACATTGTAAGCCATACACAGAACTTAGGCTTTCTTACTACCGTAAAGGTTACAGGTGAAGAAAGTAAGACTTCGATCTTTTCAATGGCTGACGACCGCTCTGTGATTATGGAAGCAGAAACACATAATCCATACGCAGACATGATTGGTATCTTTGGTATGCCACAACTTAACAAACTAAAGTATTTGCTAGATGGTAGTGAATACAAAGAAGATGCTAAGATCAGTATTACTACAGCAGATCGTAACGGAGAAACAGTTCCAGTAGGCATCCACTTTGAAAATAAAGATGGCGACTTCAAAAACGATTATCGTTTTATGAACATGGAAATTATTAACGAGAAGATGAAAACTGTTAAGTTCCGTGGCGCTAACTGGAACGTTACTGTTGTTCCAACACTTGCTGGTGTACAGCGTATGAGCTTTCAAGCTGGCGCAAACCCAGAGCATCCAACATTCCTTGCTAAAACAGATCAAGGCAACTTGAAATTTAGTTTTGGTGATGCTAGTTCACACGCAGGCGAATTTACTTTTGCTACTGATGTTGAAGGTACTTTAGATCGCGGCTGGACTTGGCCAGTACTTCCAATCCTAAGTATTCTTAAGATTGCTGATGTAAACAATACTAAGATGAGTCTTAGTAACGATGGCGCTATCCAAATTGAATTAGACAGCGGACTAGCAAATTACAAATATATCATTCCAGCACAGGCGGCCTAAATATTATTATGAAAGCACCAGTAAACTTAACACCGTTACAGAAAGACTACGCAGTGTATTTGCCTGCGATTAGTACTTTCTATTCCACATACATATCTAAACAAAGACAAGGCGAATTCGTTCCACAGGATCGTATTCCGCAAGGCTTTGATCGCGGCATTGAAGGTATGAACTTTCTAAATCCAGAAGAAGGTTATTTTACATACAAGTATGGTTTGTATTCAGCAGGCCACGCACAACTAGATCTTGACAAAACACTTGTACAAGATTCTATGATTCAAAATAGAGACAGAAAGAATACTGTTATCTTAGGCGACTCAGGCGGATATCAGATTGGTAAAGGTGTTCTTAAGTTTGATTGGCATAATTTTGAAGGTGCTAGTGCTGATAAAACTCGTAGTCAAATTTTAAACTGGCTTGAACTAACTGCTGATTGGTCAATGCTACTCGATGTTCCGACTTGGGCAAGCGATCATATTCATTCGCCTAAGACAGGACTAAAAAGTTTTGATGATTGTTTAAATAAAACACTACACAACAATGACTACTTTATTCGTAATCGCTTAGGACAAACAAAGTTCTTAAACGTATTACAAGGTAGTGATTGGGAAACTGCTGATGCTTGGTATCAAGCAGTTAAACATCTTCCAACAGAAGGGTGGGCAATGGGTGGTAAAAATATGTGTGATATGGAAATCGCACTTAAACGTATCATTACATTGCGTGACGAAAAACTGTTAGATGATAGAGACTGGATGCACTTCTTAGGCACAGCTCAACTAGACTGGTCGTGTTATTTGACTAGTATTCAACGACAAGTAAGAAAGACCGTTAATGAAAACTTTACCATATCTTTTGATTGCGCCTCACCGTTTATCGCAACAGCACACGGACTTGTGTACACAAACGCACAACACACAAACAAGCGGTGGTCAGTCATCATGGACAAAGCACCCGACAACAAAGCCATTAGCCAGGCTTTTGACATCCCCTTCCCTTTCGAATCAGAAATCGGACGAAGAATCACACAAGGTGACGTCTGCTGGTACAAAGAAGGAATGGAAAACAAAATAGGCAAGATTGGAAAAACATCTTGGGATAGTTTTAGTTATGCACTAATGATGGCACATAATACATACTGTCACATTGTTGCGGTACAACGTGCTAACAACTTAATGGATATCGAAACTGCTCGATTCAAACCAGATTGGAGAGAGTGGCGTAAGATCAAAGATTCAGACATGAGTGATGAATTCAGTGATTGGGTTCCACGTAATGTATTGTACTTTGATCGCTTCGTAGAAGAATTGTTCGCGAGCGAAAAGCCTTTTGAAATGATTGAACAAGCAAAGCCCATGTTGAATAACATGATGGGTATGCGTTTGAAAGGCGGCGTTGCGAATAATACCTTCAACAACTTGTTTGATGAAGATCAAAAAACAGGCGGTGTTGAAGATTTTAACGATCCAAATGACGAGAAACTTCTCGAATTGGAAGAACTATATCATGAAGGACTAGCAAAGGAAACTGTCTAATGAAAAGAAACTATGCTTCGGGTGTTAATAGTGACGTTGACTTTTTTGTAGGATATGAAGTTGAAAAGACTCCTGCTTACAATTTAAAAACATTGTTTGTAACAGGTTTAAAAGATCCTGCTGACATTCAACTTTGGTATGAGAAAGAAGAATGTGAACACATCTTCTTCGGTTCTAATCATAGTTACCAACCAAAAATAGCAGAAGACTATGAAGCATGGGAAGAAATGATTGAACATTTCTTGGAACAGGATATCATTTGTAGTTTGGATATTCCTTTAGATGTTTCCGAAGAATTTTTAGACGGACCGTTAGTAGAATATAATCATTTTATTCCGCAACTCCGTGTAGTGATTCCTTACATCGATCAATGGAATTATAACACAATGGTTAAAATTGACGACAAAGGATTTAAAGCGTCCAATCCAGGTGTTTGGTGTCACAGTTTACACGATCTAAAAGATCGCACTAAATTCACAGATTGGGCAAAGTATGGTCTTGACAAAATAGTAGAGTAGTAATATAATGAGTGTACAACAAGAAAGTTATCACAACTATATGATGAGACGAATGAAAGAAGAAGACGCAAAAATGAATAATCCGCTAAGTAAAGCTAATAGAAGTATATGGGTTACCTTCCGTAAAGAAGGTGTTCATATGTATCCAGGAGCAGATAGTGACCCGAAATTGGCAACAGGTGATTGGGACGATGTGTCGTTTCTTGGTGTGCCTCATCGCCATATCTTTCATTTCCGGGTGCGCATCGAGGTGTTCCACAACGATAGAGACATCGAGTTCATCCAGTTCAAACGCTGGATGGAAAGACTCTATAATGGAGAGAGTACAACCGACAGTGAAGTGCTCGTTCTAAATCATCGTTCATGCGAAATGATTGCGGATGAACTGTATGAGAAAATTTCTGCGAAGTATCCCGGCCGCTTTGTAGAGATTGATGTCGCCGAAGATGGCGAAAATGGCTGTTCAATTTTTTATCCTAAACCACAATAACTTGATAGCAAGAGGAATATTAAAATGGCAATTAAGTTCAACCGCGATGCGTATGACCGTGTATTCACTGATCTCGAAGCATACCTCGATTTTTGCCGATTTGAACTCCGTGAGTTCAATCCTGCTCACCTTTACGACAAAAGTAATTCAAACTTTCGTGCGTTCCAAGCGAGCAAACGTAAAAACTATCGGCACCGCCAGCCACGTTACCAATTTTCAAAAAGGAAGTAATTAATGACTATTTACATCGTAGACATCGAAGCAGTTGATACACGTTATACTAAACAATGGAAAGACTATGTACCGACATTGTTGAAAAGGTCTACGGGTAAAGAAGTTAAAGTAATTAGCGGTGGGGAAACGCCTCAGGCTACTACGCCTGGGGCTTTCCTTAACTTCGGTGGTACTAACGTTTATAAATCTAAACAACTCGAACAGATTGGCGAGATGTTTTGTAAAGGAGAAATTAAAGATGGAGATTATTTCCTATATACGGATGCGTGGAACCCAACTGTTATCCAGCTTCGTTACATGGCTGAGCTCTTGGGCGTGGATATACGAATCGGTGGCCTTTGGCATGCTGGTAGTTATGATCCTCATGATTTCCTTGGTAGGCTAATTGGTAGTGCTCCGTGGGTAAGACATGCTGAAAAGAGCATGTTCCATGTGTACGATCATAACTTCTTTGCTACAGACTTTCATATTAAGATGTTTGTAGAAACGCTATGGGAAGACGATCCATATTTGTACGAGTGGACACAAGAAGTACTTGAAGGCGAAGACGAGCGTTTTAAACGTGTTGGCTGGCCTATGGAATATTTAGACGATACTCTAACAGTATATAAGGGCATGGAGAAAAAGAATACTGTGCTATTTCCGCACAGAATTGCTCCAGAAAAGCAAGTAGAAATATTTCGCGATTTAAAAGAAGCCCTGCCAGAATACGATTTTATTATCTGTCAAGAACGTGAACTTACTAAAAACGAGTATCACAACTTACTAGGTGAAGCAAAGATGGTTTTTAGTGCTAACTTACAAGAAACACTTGGTATTAGTTGGTACGAAGGCGCACTTGTTGGAGCGTTGCCTTTGGTGCCAGATAGATTAAGTTACAGTGAAATGGCTGTTGACGATTTCAAGTATCCAAGCGAATGGACTACTGACTTCCAACAGTATAAACTTAATAAAGGCGAACTTGTAAAACGCATTAAATTTATGATGGAAAATTACGACAATTATCGTGTAAGCCTAAATAAACAAGTTGATCAACTAAAAGATAAATTCTTTGGTTGCTCTAACTTAATAAAAGTGTTACAATATTAATATGATGAGAGACATCCTCGTCTATAACTCGGAGAAACAAATTGGCAAAATCAGATGAAATTAAAGCAAAGCTAGAAGATGCTAACATTCGCTATTGGGCGGGTGACAACATTTCAGAAGTCCTACAAAAGGGCGACAAAGAAGAACTTATCGAAGAAGCAACAGTAGCATTTGAAAATGTGCTGGATGCTCTTGTTATTGATCGGAACAACGATCCTAACTCACAAGGTACAGCAAGACGACTTGCTAAAATGTACTTTAATGAGATCATGAGCGGGCGATATGATCCAATTCCAAACGCAACAGCATTTCCAAATGATTCAGAAGACCGTTACGAAGGCATGCTTGTAGTTCGTAGCGAACTTCGTAGTATATGTAGTCACCATCATCAACCTGTTACTGGAGTTGCTTATATTGGCATTATTGCGGCAGAGAAATTAATTGGTCTTAGTAAGTATACACGTATTGCTCAATGGTGCGCTCGTCGCGGAACACTACAAGAAGAACTTGCTAATGACATTGCTCGTGAAATTCAAAAAGCAACAGGTGCTGAACATGTAGGCGTGTACGTTCAAGCAACACATGGTTGTTGTGAAAACCGTGGTATTATGGCACATAGCTCACTTACGCAGACAACTGTACTAAAAGGTGCGTTTAAAGACGACCCAGGTACAAAGAAAGAGTTTATGGACAATATTAAACTACAACAGGAGTTTGCTCCACGATGAATAATTTAAGTGATTATATCGCAGTGATTGTAGCAAAAGTTCTTATTGTTACAGTTTTTATAATGGGTATGATTAGTTTAGGTATTGATCTTTATACCGGAAGGCTTCCATTATGATTAACAAATTATTTAGAGTTCCAGATTCTTTTACACTAGAAGATGCATTGGAACACAAAAGAATTGGACCAATATTACAACTGGCATCAAACTATAAAGTTCAATCGAAATATGATTGTAGATTCATTAACGCTAACTTTACAGAAGGAAACTGGATGTTTGCGTTAGTAAAAAACCCAGATTTAGGGAAAACACCAAAAAAGTTGGACGATTATGACTGAACCAGTAGACGTAAGCAAAAAGCATTTTCATTTAAGCATGGTTAAGAGCCTTGTTCGTATTGGAGGGTGTGTAGTATTGCTAGGGTGGCAAGACATCGGTTGGTTTGCTCTAGCATTTTTAGTTGCTGAATTAATTGGAATTGCGGAGGAACTATAATGGCATTTGAATGGGGACGAATTCATAAATGGGAAGAAAACATTGAACGTGATGTTACAGATAGTGTAACTGAATACATTTGTGAATTTTATGAGATTGATAATATTTTAGAGTTGACCAAAGAGCAAGTAAACGAAATTATTGCTTTTCGTGAAGATCTAAATGAGTATTCACCTATGCAGTTAGGGTTTTTTAACATTCTTAATGAATGGGATAATGAACATTACGAAGAAAGCGATGAGTGATGGGACCGTATAGCGAAATGAAGCAACAGGAAAGAAGAGATACTATTCAAAATCTGTTAGATAATAATCCAGATTTAGATCCTGTTACTAGAGCTATGTGGCAACGACATCTACATAACATCGCTATAGACGAAGGCGAATACGTTAAACGAGTACATGAAGTCTATGGTAACATCTATAGTAGGTATACAGACCAATGGCTGACATAATTGACATTACAACAAGATTAAAAGAGTATGTGTTACATTTTAAATGTCCATCAGTTGTAACACTTAAAGGCTCTGTTGATATTCACTTTGAACTTAGTGACAGCGAAGGAACTGCTTGGGTAAAAGCTAAAAGCAAAGATGAAGCAAAACAAAAAGTACACAAAGCAATTAGCGTAACGGAGTGGATTAATGATTCTTAGATTGCTAGAAAAACTAGGTCGCAAGCGTGTAATTACAGACAGAGACGGAAAGATTCCATATCTTATCCGTTATTATGTGTTTTTAAAAGAACGTAAAAACTTTCCTTTTAACATTACACTACACAAAGTTCTTGTTAGTGACGAACCTACACTACACGATCATCCTTGGGGATACGCTACACTTATTCTTAAAGGTGGTTATTGGGAACACATTCCGCTTTTCAATCACACAACCGGTGGCGTTGTGGGTAGTACCAAAGTATGGCGTGGACCTGGACACTTCCGTATGCGTTCAGCAGACGACTTACATTGGTTAGAACTTGCCAAGGACGAAAACGGTAACGAAATTCCATGTTGGAGTTTGTTCTTTATGGGACGAAAACAAAAGGAATGGGGTTTTATGCCTTTTATTAAGAAAGGTGATATTATGGAACGTGGATACAAATGGGTCCACAATGAAGAATATTTGGCTCGAGGAGCAAAGGATGATTAAGAAGCACTACTACAGTTGGAAACACATTGAAAATATGTGTGTAAGCATTGTCAATCAAATGTATAAAGACAATTGGCGTCCTGATTATATTGTAGGTCTTACACGTGGTGGTAACGTGCCAGCTACTATTATTAGTAACATGACAGGTATTCGCTGTGAAGCACTAAAAGTTAGTCTGCGTGACGATGATAGCCATTGTGAAAGCAACTGTTGGATGTCTGAAGATGCGTTTGGTTATGTTTATAAAGATGAAGATAAAATTACCGGCGGGCCTTTAGAAAAGAAAATCCTTATTGTAGATGACATCAACGATACTGGTGCTACGTTTAACTGGATTAAACAAGATTGGCAAGGTAGTTGCTTGCCTAACGATCCTAAATGGGAACGTATATGGCATAGTAATGTTCGATTTGCTACATTAACTGATAATCTAGCAAGTGAATTTAATGGCAGGGTGGATTATACTGTTCACGAAATTAACAAAGCCGAGGACGATGTCTGGTTAGTTTACCCTTGGGAAAACGTAGGAGAGTATTATGGCAACTGAACATGATAAAACCTGTACAGTAACTTGTACAGATAATAGTCGAACAATAGAAGCTGATGTTGATCGATTTGAAAGAAATAAATTTGTTGATATATACATGGCACAAAACAAAATTAAAATGGTTTGGAATGGAAAAGTATATGTAGGCAATAAGATGGGCATGGAGTTTACTACACCAGGTCCTAGAGAGTATCAAATCAATAGAGGTAGAGGTTTCTAATGGAATTCAAAGACGTTCCGTGGACAGATGTTTTGATTGATACTAGAGATTTTACCGTATTCAAAGACGGCTTTCCAGTAACAGAAGGGCATGTATTGTTTGTTCCTAAGATAGCAGATTGGGAGAACTTGGCAAAGTGTTATAAAGCCGCTTACGCATGGGGTTACGATTGGGTAGAAAAGGGTTACTGCGATGCTTATAACATTGGGCAGAACATCGGTGAAGAAGCAGGTCAGACTATTATGTGGCCACATGTACATTTAATTCCAAGACGCAAAGGTGATATGGAAGATCCACGAGGCGGTGTACGTCACGTAATACCAGAAAAAGGCAACTATAGAAAAGGAGAAGAACAATGAGTTCACTAGCAAAAGAATACAATCGAGATAACATGATCGAAGCAATTAAAAATCACGCAAAAGGACACATTGCTAAACACGCAATGAATGTCGAAGTGTTTCTTAAAAATTCAGCAGGTGTCGGAGAACATCCAGACATCTTAGAAGCAATCGAAAAAGAGCTTAACATTATTGCTGAATATCACGATCAAATTGAAGTACTAGAAAAATATTTCTAATATGAAAAAAACTTTATTCATAGGCGATAGTCATACTTGCGGTTACGATAGTATACCAGGCGAAACAGGCGAAGGTAGTTATTCTATTTGGAATGACAATAACTATGCTGATCAATATGCTTTGTTACACAATAAGCCTTCGATTGTTTACGCTATGTCTGGAGCAACAAACAACGTTTACAAAGACTGGTTAATTTCTACAATAAAAGAAAATGATATTGATGAAGTCTTTGTATTGCTTGCGCCGTTAAACAGATTTATTATCGCCTATGATAAAACTCTTGGAAAGACAATTATTGATCCAGATCATTTTAAGTTACACTTTGGCACTAAACATAACGGACTAGTAGATATTTACTACGACGATGTAATCAAAGACGATGCGTTTCAATTGTTCAACAAACCACACGCAGGTGATTTTAATTTTCCTGGTCTAGGGTTTAGTTATGAAGAAGGATTAACTAATCCAGATATTCGAAAAAGTAGTTTCATGGAAATCAAGACTTTCTTTGATTTAAACACGCATCTCGAATATAGGCAATTATTCCAAGACATATATACATGGGACAATATTTGTCACGACGCAGGCGCTAATCTTTATATCTTTAATATAACAGATAGGTCCCAGTTACCTAAATATAATGACTATTATGGTAAACTAAAAGCAACTAAAATTTCAGATGTATCTGTAGAAAAATATTTTTCTAAGAAGTATATAGATCATAAAAAATATCATACTGCTGATAACGAACATTACAATACAGAATACCATAAACTTATATCAGGAGACTTTTTAAGTTGGTTAAAAACATACTAATTGCCGGTGATAGTTTTGCGGCTAGGTATCCTAATGATACAGGATTAGGATGGCCTTTATTAATGCGTGAGTATTATAACATTGTTAATGTAGCACAAGCAGGTGTGAGCGAATATAAAATTTTAAAACAATTAAAAAACATATCAAATATTGGATACTTTGGTGCTGTAATTATTTGTCATACAAGTCCATATAGAGTACACACTAGACAAAGTATTCATAACACAGAATTACACAAAGACTGCGATCTTTTACTTTCCGATGTAGAAGCAAAAAAGTTTACATTAAATCCAGCAGTGAGATCAGCTAAAGGATACTTTAATCATCATTTTGATCCTGATTATTACGAAGAAATATATAATCTACTTAGAAAAGAAATAAGTGATGTAACTAGATATGTTCCAACATTACATATCGATCATTTTGATTCTTCGTTAAAATACGCCCACGAAAAAAACAAACTTGACCTTTCAAGACTATGGCCTGATTTTAGAGGAAATATTAATCATTATACAGCCCACGGAAATCAAATAGTCTATGAAACTATCTTAGAAAAATTAAAGGAGTTAAAATGAGCGAGTATCCAAAAAGTCATGGCAATAATCAATGGACTATTCAGGTTCAAGAAAACAATAAAACAAAAGAATTGTTTATCGAACTACCCCCTGAAGCACTAGCACAGGTCGGTTGGGATATTGGAGATCAACTGTTATGGGAAGAATTGCCACACGGTGCTTGGCAATTAACCAAAAAAGATGTTGACAAAAACAGTTAAAAAAGGTATAATAGTAAAATGACAATAGCAACTGACAAGAAATATTATTATAGCGAAATCTTTCACAGTATTCAAGGCGAAGGACATTACACAGGTGTTCCTACTGCTTGGATACGTTTTTTCTTGTGTAATTTACAATGTAATGGATTTGGACAAATTGATCCTACTAATCCAGAAACATATGAATTGCCTTTTGAAAAGTTTGATACTAGCACAGTTAATCGTGTAGAGGACTTGCCTGTTTGGGACAAAGGATGTGATAGTTCTTATACTTGGAGCAAAAAGTTTAAACATCTAATGGGACATAAGACAGCTATTGAACTTGCTCACGAAATTAGAAACACATTAAAAACAGACAGTAATCCAGAAGGGTTATTCCTACATCCTGTAACAAAACAACGACAGCATTTTTGTGTTACAGGAGGCGAACCTTTAATGAAACACGCACAGGAAGCATTCATTGGTATCATGTGTGAATTTGCTAGACTAGGCGACATGCCAGCAAGTGTTACATTTGAAACAAATGGTACACAACCTCTTACACAAGAGTTTATGGACTTTTGGCATGTAGATAATAGCGTTACAAAAGATGTTGAATTATTCTTTAGTGTAAGTCCTAAACTATGGAGTGTGGCAGGTGAACAAGCAAAGAAAGCAATTAAGCCTGAAACAGTAGCACAATATAGAAGTTTATCTGAAAAAGGTCAACTAAAGTTTGTTGTAGGCGGTGAACAACAACAGTGGGACGAAATGGAAGATGTTGTCTCACAATTCAAAGCACAAGGAGTAGACTACCCAGTTTGGGTTATGCCTGTCGGTGCTAGAGAAGAAGAACAAACTGCAACAGCCGGTGCTGTTGCTAAAAAAGCATTTGAACGAGGATACAATGTTGCGGCTAGAGTACATGTATACTTGTTCGGAAACGCAATTGGAACATAAGGAAAATAATATGGGATGGTGGAACAAACTCGTAAGAGATAAAAAAGACAAAGATACGTCAACTACAAAATCTCCTCAAGATCAATACCGAGAGATTTTAGAAAAACAAAAGAAGGCGGCAACAAAGAAAAAAGAACCCTGGGTTGCTGTATTAGATACGCAAGTTAATCCTGAAAACATTCGCAACGGTTTCTTTGAACTTGACTGGAATGAATATTTTGTTAATAAATTAAGAAAAGAAGGCTATGGATATGATGGCGATCCTGAAGAAGAAATTGTGGATCGTTGGTTTAAAGACCTTGCTAGAAACGTTTTAGAAGATGAAGGACAAAATTCTAAAGTCGACGCTGGTTATATTAATGTAGTTCCGATTGATAAAGGTAAGTCTGAAGTTTCATGATGCGTGACGATTTAATGGTACAACAGCAAGTATCCACTGTATGGCAACATATGGTAGGCGTTATCTGTTTGAATCAAACAAACCGTAAACAAGTTAAAGCAGTTTTACCAAAACTATTCTTAGTATGTCCGACTCCAGAGGAATTACTTAGAACTCCAGATCATATTATTAAAGAGTTAATTAAGCCGCTTGGAATGGTAAATGTTCGTGAAAAGCGTCTACGTCAGATGTCAAAAGATTACTTGACTTGGGACGGAGAAGATGCTACAATGTTATATGGAATTGGGAAATACGGTAGTGATAGTTATCGGCTTTTCTATAAGAATGAGATCCCCGAAAATATTGGTGATCATGAACTCAAACGATATGTGGAAGAAGAATTAAATGGCAACTTACATACTAGTTGATACAGCAAACACTTTCTTTAGAGCACGACACGTAGTACGTGGCGATGCTGATATTAAGATCGGAATGGCTTTTCATATTACACTTAGCAGTATTATTAAGGCATGGCAAGACTTTAAAGGTGATCATGTTGTATTTTGCTTAGAAGGACGTAGTTGGCGTAAGGATCATTATGCTCCGTACAAACGCAATCGACAAGAAACTCGCGATGCTCTAACAGCACGTGAACAAGAAGAAGATAAATTGTTTTGGGAAGCATTTGACACATTTAAAGACTTTATAGCAGATAAAACAAACTGTACTGTATTACAAAATTCTGTGTTAGAAGCAGATGATTTGATTGCTGGATGGGTTCAAAGTCATCCTCAAGACGATCATGTTATTATTTCTACAGATAGCGACTTTGCTCAACTTATTGCTCCTAATGTTAAGCAATATAACGGTGTTGCTAATATGACAATTACACACGAAGGTTACTTTGATGACAAAGGCAAAGAAGTTATTGACAAAAAGACAAAAGAACCCAAGGCAGCACCTGACCCGCAATGGTTGCTTTTTGAGAAGTGTATGCGAGGCGACACAAGCGACAACGTTTTTTCAGCATATCCAGGTGTGCGTAAGAAAGGTACTAAGAACAAAGTAGGGCTTATTGAAGCATACGAAGACAAGGATACAAAAGGGTTTAATTGGAATAATCTTATGCTTCAGCGTTGGGTTGATCATAACGGCGAAGAGCATCGTGTACTAGATGACTACAATCGTAACCGTGTATTAATTGACTTGGCGGCACAGCCTGATGAAATAAAAGAACAAATTGCTACAACTATAGCAAGCAGTACAGATAATCCTAAAAATATTAATCAAGTGGGTATCAGACTTATGAAGTTTTGTAATTTGTTTGATCTACAGAAGATCGCAGATCAAGCACAACGTTATGCTGAGCCACTAAATGCGAGGTATCCGAAATGACATTACTAACAGCTAAACCGATTATTGAAGATAAGTTTTGGATTGTTGAACAAGATGGTGAAAAGTTTGCTACATTACGAAAAGATGAGAATCGTTTTGTAATGAGTAATGCTAACGGCGTTCAGTTCTTTCCAAACAGAAAAAGTGTACTACAACATTTTGGTAAAGACTTTTTTGTTGTTAAAATTAAAAAAGAAGCAAACAACGCAGAGCCAAATGAAGTACATGGATTTCCTACTAGCGCAAATCCTCATAACTCTATGTTTGATATTAAAAAGAAACTACCGTTGTTTACCAAAAGCAAAGATAGTAAAAGTTTATATTCCGCAGGATACTATGTAATTAGATTCGACAAAGGGTGGGTAAAAAGTTTTTGTCCTAAACTAATTACACTTCAACGCTACGACTTTAAAGGCCCGTTTAAAACAGAACTAGAAATGCGTCAAGTACTATCAAAGGTTTCAAAATGAGCAATTTGCCAGATAGAATGCCCAGTATTGAAAGATTAGTACAGCGTATTAGAACTGCTGAAAAAGCCAATCAAAAAGAGATTAAGATTACACTTCAAGAAGGCAAAGAACTTGCGTACGATCTAGCTCTTATTACATCAAAGCTATCTACAACAATAGCAGAAATAAATCAAAAACTAAAAGAAGTTAATGTAGCAGAACAAAACATTGATGTCAAAATGGATGGCGGCGGCTTCTAAGAAGATAAATATATGCGTAGTTAATTAAAAGGATTACGTATATATGAGTAGACCAAAGCCAAAAATTTTGTTAGAGTTTGCTAACAAAGAAACATATAAAGTCGAACAGATTCTCGAAGCCGAAGCAATCTGGGCAGTGTTTTACCAAGGTTCTCCTTTCAATTTAAAGAGCGGCAGTCTAGTTACTAGCTATCCTGGTCCTAAATATAAAAAGGTATCTTTTTCTAATCCAGGTCATGCGCATAATTTGGCTAGAAAATTGAATAGAATGTTTAAAACAGATGCGTTTGAAGTTGTCAAACTAACCAAAGGGGAAATTCTCCAAAGCGATGATCAAAAAGGATGATTATACAAAGAAATTTCTTATTGCCGCTAATCAAACTCCAACAACCGATCTATTAAAAGAAAAAATCATAGAATGGTGGTACAATATTCGGAGTAAGGATTCTGGCGGCTTACGATTGACGAAAAAAGGCATTGACTTTGCTACAAAAGATGCTAAAATTAAATCATATACAATAAAGTTTCCAGGAAAGTTCATCATAACACCTCAAATATTAGTGTGGTTAGACAAGTTTATTGAATCACCATACTTCATTACTAAAAAAGATATTACTGTATTATCAGAAAGAGCGGCTTTTGAACTGTATCTTTTTAGTGGAGATGTTAAGAAATATGGATACAATAAAGCACTAAGACAACGTATGAACCAGGATTAAGCAATCATTAACTACTATTATTTAAATACAACACTATGTTAGATATATCACCACTAAGCATATTAGGAAAGCGCCAAGTAAATTGGATGCCACCTCATTTTCATGTTTATTCACTAGAAGATGTTTTCTTCTGGGATGATCCTATCTGTGATTGGATTGAGAATAAACTTAAGGGAAGATATAGTCTAGTTAAAGGAACCAACTCAAAAGGTAGTAGTGTACAAGTTGGTTTCGAAGATGAAAAAGAGTTAACATTTTTTATGTTAGCCTGTCCATACATAAGGAGTTAAAAATGACAGATCAAACACAACAACCCCAAGCACAACCTGCCGCTGAAGGCGCTGGTGCTGCAGCTGAACTTACAATCAACGATTTGAATGCTATTCGTACTATTATCGATGTTGCTTCAACTCGTGGTGCGTTTAGAGGTAACGAACTTGAAGCAGTTGGTAAAACCTTTAATAAACTAAATGCGTTTTTAGAATCAGTAGCACCTAAAAAAGAAGGTGAAGATGCGCAAGAATCTGCGCAAACAGCACCACAAAATGAACAACCTGCGCAACAACCTGCGCAATAAGGAGAAACATCATGGCTATGAAACATACAGGTAAAATGAAAAACAATGGAGCGAAAGTGCTAGTAGCATATCGCACATTGCCTGGAGAATCAGATAGTGCTCTTGTAGTAGACGTAGCTCGCTTATCAGACGCACAACACGACGAGCTTATGAAAGTCGTTGAGAGTAATCAAGCACAAACAGCAAACGAACTCGCTGACGTACTTTCAAGACGGTATTTTCCAGATGGACGTCAGATGCTTACAGCATTACATACCGACGGAAAACTTAAGAAAGTCGGAACTAGCGGTGTATTAATGACACCTACTACATCTGCTACTGTTGTTCTTTCTGAATTGAATCAAATGATTGCTGAACAAAAAGGCGTAACTGTTGATCAGTTAGCAGTTTCTGAAACAGAGCAAACAGTTGCTACTGCTAAGGAAACACCTTCTACACCAGAAGATATTGTTGAGCCAGCACGTGATCCTAATGAACCGTTATCGGATGAGGACCTAGCAAAATCATATCGTTCGCAAGCAGATCGTTTGAGCAAGGAAGCCGCGGCTTTACGTAGACAAGCAGAAGAACTAGTTCCTACAAAGAAAAAGCCTACTGCTAAGAAAAAAGAAGCAGATGTAAGTGCATAATAAAAAACCGTTCCGTCCACCAAAACATATATCTCAAGAGTGGCCAGAGGTTTTCGAACACATTTACATGAGTGGTATGCCGATAAGGTATATTCATGGAGTGGAACTCGAATTCAACGACGGACGGGTTTGGGAAGTAGACATATCTGAACAATTACCATTCTCTCATGAAAATGAAATTGTTGAAAGATTAATGTCTGCTCTAAAAGAAATGGCCACTGATATTGTAGGCATAAACTTCAACATCGATATTGAAAAATTAAAAAAAGACATAACTGATCAAACAAAAAACATTATGAAGGACGATGAATAAATGAATGTTCGAATTGTATCTTACTCAGTAGCAGATCCAAAATTTGTAGAAGAAGCTCAAAAAGAGTTTATTGCCAAGAATCCAGACAAGGAAGATAAAGTTCCGCAGTTTGATGATCTACAAGATTTGATTGCTTTCTGTGCTAGAGTATCTAACCCATCTAATCAGATGAATGAAGAGACTGGCGAAAAATTAATTAAGTATCTAATTAAACACGCACACTGGTCACCTCTCGAAATGGTTAATGCTTGTTTGGAAATTGATACTACTCGTGATATTGCTCATCAAATTGTTCGTCATCGGTCATTTGCTTTTCAAGAATTTAGTCAACGCTATGCTGACCCTGCTGAATTCGGTAATCAGTTTGTTATTCGTGAAGCAAGACTTCAGGATCAAAAGAATAGACAAAACTCTGTAGAGCTTGATCCCAAGGACGAAAATGATGCTAAACTTATGATGGATTGGAGTGAACAACAAGAAAAAGTCATTGCTGCATCTAAAGAAGCATACGAATGGGCAATTAAGAACGGTATTGCTAAAGAGCAAGCTCGTGCTGTATTACCCGAAGGTTGTACTAAAACACGTTTATATATGAACGGTACATTGCGTAGTTGGATTCACTACATCGAATTGCGCGGTGCTAATGGTACACAAAAAGAGCATATGGACATTGCTCATGTTTGTGCCGAAGTTATTTCAAAGATATTTCCGCTGGCGGAAGATCTACGTAACTAGCACATTTGTTGTAAAATACTGTCAACTCGGGGAACGTTCTTAAAAAGTTCGTTCCTCTTCTTTTATCATACTCATTTACAAATAAACAAAAATCTCCTCGGTTATTAATTAACTCTTGATCTTTGAATCTGTTTTGTTCTGCCCAATCAATAACCCTTTTCCATTTTGTTATATCAGTATCATTAAAATATCTACAATCTAAATTATTTTTATTATCTTCCATAAATTTTAAACAATCGTACATTGTATCCAAATGTTCATCGTCTAAGATTTGTAAACTTAAATGAGGCGGCTCAAGTAAGTAAGGCGTGTCAATTGTAAATCTATTATTAAATCTTGTATTATATTTGTGTTTCCATTCAAGAATTTTAACTAACAGATCTTTAAATCTATGTACGCTCATAAAGTTTACGGTGATCATTAATCCGCATTGTGCCGCTGGAACAACATTCATAAGATGATCTAAATTGTTTTCCCATAGATTAATGTCCATCGGATCTCTTATATATTCTGCTTGTTTACCCCACGTATCTATGCTTGTAAACACTTGTAAGCGGTCTAATTTGCGTTCTTGTGTAAGAGTAGTTACTTTGTCTATAAACTTGTTTAAATTGCGCTTAGGGACGCATAAATTGCTGTTAATAGCGAACTCTAAGTCTTTGTGCGGGTTAGCATCAATATAGTCAAGAACTTTGAATACGTTACTGCTTAACAACGGTTCACCGCCAGTTACTCTAAAAGTATGAAGCTCTTTATACACTGTAGGAAACCATTTCCAAAATGCTTCAATATATGGATTATCTTTTTCTTTATAGATCCAATTCTTTCTATCTTTGTTGTTAGCATGGTATTGTCTTCTGTTCACAACTTGATGTAAAGGATAATCGCCGTGTTTATTAAATTCATTTTCCCAAGCACTACTAATACTTGGTGTACAGTAACTACATTTCATTTGACATTCATTGCCAAAGTTAACTTCCATGTACTTAGGAGCAACATCAGCGTCCCAAGGCATTGACGCAATCTTTTCTGTAGTTCCTTTTTCTATTTCTTCAAATTCGGCACTTCTAAAATGTCTATCACTTAAATTTCCACAATCTTCCAAATTCCAACAATACTGACACTCTGGTGGTCTCTCACCTTCTAACATTGCCTTACGTTGAAGTTTTTTATATTTGCTATTATGTAACGCACTAGGATTTTCAGCAAGTTCTTCTAAACTTACTTTATGCATACTAGGATGATAACAACTGTGATTATCGCCTGTGTGTAAATGTATGCTAACATGATTCCATTTAGCCGTACAGAAGCCCTTGCCGGTTTGATCTAGTTTTACAGCAATCTTTTTATATTTTTTATTAGGATCTTTTTTCCAAAACATTATGATTCAAACCTTCCCTTTAGCCATTTAAAATTGTTTATGTTTTCTAACTTTTCGTTCTTATGTCCGTATTCACGTCCAGCAAGTGCGCCTTTCTTAACAAAATCTACGTATAGTGTATCATTAAAAGTTTCACACCAATGTGTTAATCTGTATTCATCTTCTTTGCTGTTTCTATTTTTAATTATACCGCTGGACAACTTGACACACTCTCTAAAGGCTGTTCTCCAAGCATGAAAAGGTGTTGTATTAAATTTATGAATATTACTTACATAATCTAACGGAACAATGTCAAATCCAGTAGACATGTCAACAGAGTTGTTATTGCCAAACAATCGTTTATCAAAAATCTTTAGGCCGCCATGACCATACACAAGATTATTAACAGGATTGATAGCCCTACATACAAATACTTTTCTTTCGTTAGTTAAACTATCAAGCAACTTGTTATATGAAAACGATTCTAATAACTCACAATCAGCATCTAATACCATAAAACGAAATGTTAGACTCTGCGAAGCACAATACTGATGACTAGCATGTATACCAGAAATAGTATCAACTCTAGATATTGTTTTTAGTTTTTCCTTTGCTAATTTATAGTTTTTATCAGCACACGGATCGTCATATACTAAGAAGAACTTGTCCATATCTTTCCCTTTACAGTATAGTAAGTACTTCCTAATTTGATTGCTTCATCGTATAATTCAATAATACTTTCACATTGATCAGCATTAAATTCTCCCCAATGAATTCCTAACTCTCTGATAGCACGTTCTCTATATTCTGTTAATTTACTCTCGATGTTAATTTCATTTTGTAAATCGTTCTCTCGATAGATTTTTTCTAATTCATCAAAATCTCTTACGTTTACATGGTTCCAATCACTAAAAGCAAATACTGTACCCATTCTTGCTCCTAGCATAGCATAGTTTCCATTAACAATATGTCTACCAACTGTTCCCCAGACTTTTAATCTATGTAAGTTATGCCAATAAATTTTAGTTTTGATTTTATCTTTTGGAGGTAATTCTCCTCTGACAGTTACCATTTTAACGCCTTCACGAAAACCTGCTCTCCATGCTTGATAAGGTGTTTTGTTAATAACTGAATCGCTGAACGCTTCAGGAAAATTTCTATAACCCTGTTCCCAACAAAATTCTATACTATCTCCATTGGATTCGTGTGTTTTCATATCAAGAGCAAACTTTTTATTCCAGATTTTCAATCCGCCGTTGCCGTACATAAGTCCATTGACACTATTTTTACCGCACCAACTATAGCATTGAATATCATCTTGTTCTTGTATATCAAGTTTTAAAAATTGTGGGTAAACAATATTATCACCGTCAACTCCTACAAACCACTCAGTATCAGAAAGTTTAGCGGCTTCTTTATGTGCCGCGTCACTACCCTTTACACCATGTACACGTTTAGCCCAAGGAACTTGGTCTTTTAATCTTGCCCAGTTTTCTTCAGCATTTGGTTCGTCGTAACTGATGAATATAAAATCTAAATCTTTAGTTCTCATTTTATTTGGTATCCAGCACTGTTAAATATCTTATAGTAATAAAAAGAAATGTTTCCAGCAAACAACTTTTTATAATCTATTTGGTCAATTTCAAAAATAACTTCTTTATTAGTTTCGCATTCAAACATTTGATACAAAAAATTAGGGTCGCCTTGTTTTGTTAAATATATCTCAAATTTTCTATCATCATCAAAACTTGAATTAACAACTATATGCGGTCTATTGTCTATTGATTTGATTACTACTTTAAGATCATACCTTTCAACATTAAAAGTTCTAGGAATATCTATTAACTTATTTTTAAAAGGGTCAGTATGCTGTTTTTCTTCAACAGTACTATATAACTTAAATTCTTTGCTATCAACATCAACTTTAAATCTTGCCCAATCGCCACTAGTTATTTTATTTTTCAACTCTAAAGAAATAGAAGCATGATTATAACTCTCCCATTCCTTACTCAATCTACTAGAGAATCCACAAATGTTTCCGTCATTGTCGTAAAAGATATTAACATTATCCATGTTTGATTCCTTTAAACATTAATTCTCTGTAAACTTTGGTCATTTCATTTAAAGGAAACTCTTTATCTGAGTAATGAATAATATCGTATTGTCTATGATTACCAATTGTAACATCTACTGTATCATTAAAATAAATTCCTAAGTCTTTTGCGATTGATGATATATCAACATCTTGTAACATATACTTAAGATGAGCAAACTTTGGAAAAGACATGTCGTAGGAAATTTTTTCTTCAATGTTAAGTAGCTTTGCAGCTAAAGAAAACACTTCGTCGGTACCCATTTCTGGAGGGAAACCTTTAGTTAGGTATCTGTTTCTAAACAATTCTTTGTTATACGTTATTGCTTTTACTAGATCAAAAAAGTCATTGGCTATTGCGCTTTCTTTATTGAAATATGTGAATCCACTGTATAACAAAGGTAATTTGTTCTCTTTATATGTAGGACGGCAATGTAAATTTGTCATTTCGTCACCGTTGTATTTTGTAACATTTTTATTAATATAAAGTCCATAGCTATCATTAATAAAATGATCAACCCAATGACTGATATCTTTTGTGAAGTACATGTCAGAGTCAAGACAGATAGTGTGTTTATAGGGAGAAATATCAAACATTAGATTTCTTTGATCCCAACCCTTCTCTTGATTAGTTTTAACAATAAACTTATCATAAACAAATCTGTTATACGTCTCACTCTTTTCAGATACAATACAAACATTATCATAACCTGATGGTTGTGTTCGTTTAATACTCAATGCTAACAAATTAGCCATGTCATAATAAACACTATTTTCGCCATTAACTACTAACAAGTATCCAAAATCTTTCATAGTAGTTTGTCCTCAAATTTTATAATAGTTTGTTTATTAAAAAAATGTAGGTCAACACCTTTAAATTTTGCTATGTCTGTTCCTACATAACAAATGTAAGTATCATCAATAACATCAATAATTTCATCACTAACATTTGCTAAAAAGTTAATCTTAGGCAACGATACATTATCAGACGACATTCCTTTGACAATATGTTCGGCAATAGTGAACGCATGATCATTCCTAAAATTATTAATTCCAGGAAATTTATAAACTTTTTTATAAAAATTGTAATTTTGTCTAATTAGTTTAACTTGTTCAAAAATACTTTTTGAAACTATGTCTTTTTTAAAATAGATAGTTGTTGCCCACTTTAATGGTTTATCAAAAATAGGATATGTTCTATAATCGTGTAGATTGTGTACATCAGATGCCATCATAAAACTTTCAGAACATCCAAAGTAATGATTTAGTACATCGCTGTTTACAAGATAATCCACGTCAACAATTATTGTTTCGTCATAAGGCGATAAGAAATAAACATCTTCTCTAGTTAGATTATAAAATTTCTGTGCTACTCCAGAAATAATTCTGGTATTAGATTTATCAACGTCAACAATCTTTACTGTATCGAATATGTCATACTCTGTTGTATAAGTTTCTCTATCAGTTATTAGTGTTACTGGCTTGTTTAAAAATTTTTTTATTCGACTGGCACATATTCTAGCCAAAGTTAGATAGTTTACTTGGTTGTTATTATGGGCAATGATTACAAATCCGCAGGACATTAAAATTTACCGCTTCCTACTTCTTTCAAATAATGTAATTCACTTTTATTTAAAGTTTCAAACTCTTGATGGTCTGTATAAAATACATCAAGAGCATGAAAGTATCTGTCTTGGCATTGGCTTTGAAAGTCAACGACAGATTTAATCATGATTGGATTTAAATTATGATCCACAATTACTGTTTCTTTAGTTCTACCACTCATTAGTAGGTAGTTTAGATAAACTAAAAATTCAGGAGAAATTTTAAACAATCCTCCTTCATATCCTAGAATTGTGTTTGCTTCAAATTTCTCTTTAGCAATATATTTTTGACGCTTTAATACTGCCAATTTGTCAGATGTTTTAATTATTGTTTCGAGTTGTTGTTTATCCATGGCAAATTCCTTAGCATATACATTATATATGCTAGAAATATGCTACTATTATGATTATTGGCTTACGTGGTCCAGGTTCTTACAAGACCAATAGTGTAATTTTGAGGTGTTGCTCGAAGAGGTATATAATCACTGTAGTCAAATACTAGTTTTATTTCTCTATCTACGTCAGTTTGACTAGCATAGCTATTAGTATTTGATGAATCAAAAAGTTCTATGATAAAGTTTAATCGTGTTTGGTTTACAACTTCTCTCATATAAACTCTAACATAGTGATCATCATACTTATCAGTGTATGCTGTAATCTGATCACCAGTGGCGCCTGCGATTTGTGTGTCAACTGCGGCAACATCAAATGCTCCAATACTTGCGATAGATCTAGAATCTGCATCTAGTCCCATTTGAGTTTTTCCTCTGGCTCCTACATATAAAGGAAATACTAGTCTGATTAAATCACGCCAGTGTCTGTTTAGATTAAACACGTTGTCATTATTAGCATTTTCAACTACTGTATCAGATACCGGAAACTGTATTTGTACAAGTCCTCCAGTATTGAAAAATTGAACAAAATCATAAGCGTCTGAAAAGTCAACATAAAATTCAAAGAATGTACTTTGGTTCCATGCTGTCGCATTTCTTGCCGCTGAACCTAATGTTGGTTGATATTGCTGTTGAACCGCACTAAAATATTTGTAAGTGTTAATACTGTTAGCAACTTCGTAATAAGGATCATAAACATCATATCTAATTACAGCCCCACGTGCTGGTGTCGGCATTTCTGTAATTTCACCTCCAGGGAATAAATTTCCTGGTCCCGGTACCGCGCCAGTAATATGACGAACTGCTGTTGTTAAGTCTGCTCTCAAATTTACAAATTGATTAGCACTTATATAATACTGGTTAGCATCACACGAATGTCCAGTATTTGAAGCAGGATTGTAAGTTTCCCAAAGAACTGCTCCGTTGTCTGATGGATTGTAATTAAATGTATTAAAGTCTACTTCAACAACTGTGGTACTAACAACTGTAACTACCGTAGCGTAGTTATCTGCAATGTCATAACCGCTCCAGTTGTTTACATTATTATAGTTAGCATGTGTTGTGAAGTTACTAAAGTAAATTACTTCACCTACTACTAAATTATGATCATCAACAAATTCTACTCTGGCTTGTGCTTCTGACGAAATTCTTTTTACTGTTCTAGTAAACGGATAGGCTTTACTGATCAATTGATTTGTCGCTAGTCCGTATCCAGTACCTTCAATATAAACTCCCGGATTCCCGGCAACTTCTTGTAAAGGTCCAAGTTGTTCGTAAACAACACTCTGAATTGCGTCCCAATCAGAATATAAAATTGGATCATTTATTTGTGCTTTAGCCATTTAATTTCCTCATTATATGCGTATATTTATACTTTCAACACACACTCGACTACTTTTTCTCTTTCATCGTTGTTTGTTTCTAGTGCTACACCTACAATAAATCTATCTGTGTGTTCAGCACTTGCGGCTCCGTTACCAGCTGTATAAACTGCTTGACCCTTTTTAACTGGTCCTACTACGCGAACAGGAACTCTTCCTTTTAATCCAATTGCTTGGCCATTTGATTCGCTATTCATAAGATACGCTGGTTCTGTACTAATAACACCGATTGGAACTCCTGTATCACTACATTCAATTGATTCAAATTCGCTGTTTTCATCTGCTACCATCATAACAGTACCGTATGGGTAATATTGATCAGTTGTATACTTTTCTGCTAAGTCGGCATATCTTGCCGAAGTTGCTGTTCCGTTAAAGAACCTAGCATTAATATCGCCTCCGATCGATCTCAAGACAATAGTGTCTGGAACTTTGTCTACATCAAGAGCTTTACCGTTAACACTCTGTGAGTCTGTTGATTGACCTTCAAAAATAACTGCTTTAATTTTACCATCAGTTGTTCTAGTTGGAATAGTAGCAAATCCAGGAACATGTGTTTCACTAGGATCTAATTGTGTTAGTTTATTAGCTGATATTGCTTCAGACGCAATTCCATCAAGAGATCCTGAAAAATTACCAGTGAACTTCTGTGCTTGAAACTCTCTGTTTACACTATCAAATATACGAACTGTTGTAGTTGGACTTGTCTGAGCAAAAATATCTCCGGTTAAACTACCGATAACGTCTCCATGTACATTACCAACTAACTCACCTTTAAGGTTTTCTGACCAAACATTTTTAAATTTTCTAGTTTCTAGACCTAAATTTATTTGTCCTGAAATTCCAGGGAATATACTATTAATACTATCTGGGTCTGTTGTAAATGCTTGTTGTCTGCTAAATTTTAAGAATTCGCTTCTTGTTGCTGATTCACCGTCACTACTAATACCAATTGTTAATTGGCCATTAATTTGATTTTCAATAACAGGTGTACCATCAACAATACTAATTTTTAAAGCATTTGGATTACCAACTGTAAATCCAACATCAGCAAACGACTGCTTTGTTGTGAATCCCGCAGTACTATCTGTTCTTACAAATCTACTTTGATCAAGTCCGCCAAGTTTTTCTGCGTTTGTAGCAGTACCAACAAAACGATAGCCTGCGCTATCACTAATACCGGTTGTACCGTTAACACTGTTTAGTGTAATACCTTTGAAAATCTTTCTTCCTGATTCACTAAAACCAGCAAGATTGTTATCTTGGCTAAGTGTAAAATCATCATCATTACTAAACACTGCTGTAGTGATTCCACCAACAACCGAACGTAGAATAACATGTGAAGTATTATTATTGTCTTTTACAACTTCTGTAACAATTTGTGATGTACCAAAACCCGGTGCGCTCTGTGGGCCGATTAAAACAAAGTTTGAACCGTTCCAAGCACTAAGTTGGTTTGTTTGACTGTCAAACCAAAGATCGCCTTGAGATAAACCTGATGGGGGACTAGATCCAACTTCAGCACCACTTGCTGTTCTAAAGTTTCTGCCGTCATAGAATTTTAATTTCTGACTACTTGTATCAAACCAAACTTGACCTACAATAGGTTTTTCAGGTTGTACACTATTAGCAAAACTTTCAAGTAGATGGAGGAAGTTTTCATTTTGTACTTCTCCGTAGCCGCTATAATTTCTACCAACAAATTTTAAATCTGTAGTAGTATCAATAGTACCGTCTGCTACGCTTACTAAGAATGTTCCGTTATATTTGTCTACTTGATATGTCATTTTCGTTCCGCTTTACTGTATTTATTCAAACGCTTTTACTGCGTCAGCATGTGCTATATCATCGTCGACTGAAACAAAAGTATAAGTTTCAGGACTTGCCTTGTATGTAGCAACTTTAGTGTCTAAATCTGCTTTTGCCGCGTCAATAAACGCTTTCATTGCTGTAAATTCATCTGTATTAGGAATACTAGAAGCATCAAGCATATCAATAATAATATTCAATTGTTTATGAATAGAATATTGTTCTAAAATTTTAAGATTAGTATTATATTTTAAAGTTGCTTCCATTACTACTGGCTTGTCTGATTTACTCTTAACTTCGCCAGTGGCATAATCACCGTGCCAGTACTCTCCCGTTTCGAGATCAAGTTCTACTGTCTTAACATCGAACTTAGTATTGTCAATCAAACTTATGTCTGAATCTTCCGGCATCATAGCAACTAGTTGGCCGCCGGGTTTAATAAAAATTAAATGTTTTGTTTCGTTTGCCATTTTATTCTCCCCATGCCAAAACTAAACTATACTTTGGCTTTTCGTCTTTTTCAATTAGTGTTACTTCGTGTTCTATATCAATTGGCATATCTAAACATGCTCCTGGTATTTCTTCAACAAAATGTCCGTCTCCGTTTTCATCGTACCATTTAAAATGTGGCTTATCACTTCTTAGAAACACCAACTTAAATTTCCAATAACTTCCTATTGAATCTTTGTGTCTTGGAAGATAGTCCCCTGCTTCATATTTGTTAATAACAAAACTAGAAACAAATGTCTTGTCTTCCGGAATAGTTTTCCAAATTGCTTCTTTTAATTCTTCTGGCATTTTAAAATGAAACATGCTTTTCATATTGCTAACGCCATGTTTGGTTTCAAATTTATAAGTATCATTTTCTGTACGACTAGAAAATCTGTCTGAATATTTTTCAGCCAGTTCAATAATTTCATCTACATTTGTACAGTAGTTTTCAATTTGATTAACCTGATACATATACCCAACTTGTTCCTGCTTGATTGACTTCAAATATCAAATCGTTGTTTCTAGTAGGATCTTGAACTGTTGTAGAAACACTAACATTAGTAACTGTTGTAATACCGATCCAACTTCTGGTTCCGTAGTTTGCTGTTGTAGTTACATTCTGACTTGTTCCTGCGATATGAGCTCTTGTACCCGGATTAAATTGGCTTACAGGAGCAAGTGTGTTTAGTAGACTTGCTATTCCTGTATTGTTCAATCCTCTAGTATCCAAACTCATAAAAATATCTCTACTTCTAATTGCTTGATCAACATAATTCTTTGTAACGGCATGATTAGAAAGTGTAGGTGTTGCTGTGATTGTTAAGTTGCCAATCATAGTATCGCCGGATTTGTTAATCTTTGTGCTATCAACAATAGTAATATTTGCCGAGCCGTCAAACGCTACGCCATTAATTAACGGAGAACCAGATAGCCTTCCAGCTGATGTTGCTTCACCATTAAACGTACCATACCAATCTTTTGTTCCAGCATTATAAGCAATGCTATCATCACTAGCATAGACATCGCCTTTGATATCGCCGATTACTCTATTAACAAGTGTTAGCGTGTCTGCTGTAATGTTTGTTGTATTAAAGTTTGTACCGTTGAATGTTTTTGTACTAGCATCATATACATAATTGTTAGCACTGTCTAAGATACTACCTTTCATGTCACCAATTAAAGTACCATTTAGTTCTTCGGTACTAGCATCAACCATTGTTAATCCGTTAACACTATCAACATTACCAATTACTCTACCAGTTAGATCTCCGTACAATTCTCTAGCATGAATTTCTCTATATCTAATAGTATTGCTACCGATATTGTACGCATCTGTGATGCCTGGAATAAATCCACTATTGCTGAAAATAGCAATATCGTTATTAGTGGATCCTGATTTAATTCTAAGTCTAACTGTTTTATCAAGTTGGTTCTCAATTACAGTTTCATCACCATTAATAACGTGAATCTTAACATCGCTGTCAGTACCAACAGTTAATCCAGCATCATCGTATGTTGATCCGCTTGGACTACGTAGAACAAAGTTTGAAATATCTAAATCATTAAATAATTGTGAATTACTAGATGTTCCCCAAAATCTAAAATCGCTAGTAGTAATACCATCAACTGGTGTGTCGATTAATGTAATACCTTTCTTGATCGTTGTGAAACCTGTAATACTTTCAATAGTACCAATTGTAAATTCTTGATCTGAAATAATACCAATAACATTATTATCTATAGTAAGTTTAATAATAGCTCTAGCAATGTTACTATTGTCTCTAATAACGTCAGAGGTAAGTTTTGTTTCAGCAAATCCTGTTGCTCTTTCTGGACCAATTAACTCAAAATCAGTTCCGTTCCATACACTTAGCTGTCCTTGAACATCATCATACCAAATGTTTCCTTTATCTTTTGCTTGGAGTCCTGTAGGCGGAGTAGAACTTACGTCCGCAACTGCTAAAGTTCTCCATTGATTATCTGTACTACGGAATTTAATTTTGTTAGTTAAGTCATCGTACCAAAGTTGACCAGGAATACTTTTTCTAGGCTGTGTTTCGCCTCTAAAGTTTTCTAGTAAAGCAACGAGGTTTTCATTTAAAATCTCACCGTATCCAGCATAGTTCTTACCAACAAATCTTAAATCTGTTGAAGAGCTATCTACTGTTTGATCTGGTACTGTTGTTAACAGTACTCCATTATATCTGTTTACATTATACGGCATACTTTCGCTCCAATTACCTTATTGCCTTAGCGGCATCTTCTCTTGCTTGTTCTAATTCTAAGTATTCTGCCTCGCTCAAGCTGGTAGCAATACCTAAAGACTTTTCTCTAATATGACGAAGAACTTTCCAGTCGGTACTATTTAAAAATTCTATTTTGTCAACATTTGCTTTGGCATCAGCTTCTGCTTGTAAATCTGAAGCTGGTCTTAAAGCAACTGCTTTTGTAGCAACATCAAACTGATACTTTCCACCTTCAATAAGTTCCATATCGCTTTGTGCGATTTCAATAACTTCAACGCCATCAGGAACATTTGGCCTATAGTTTAGTATTGATGTTACTTCATTATTTTCTAAACAAACGTAATACATATTAACTCCAAATTGCTATCCAGTTTGCCGCTGGTGTGCTTCTCTGTTCTGTGTTCTGTACATAAACTCTAATTCTATTTCCTAGATTAGACCATGTACATCTTAAACTATCGTTACCGTCAACACCGCCAGCGTAGTGAATTATAGCAATACTTGGTAAAAACGCAACTAAATTAGCCATTGATTTTCCTGCGGGAGGATAAACGTCAAAGAAGTTTCTGCTACTGTTGAAACTTCCTACTTGGTTTGTGAAGCCACTTTGGCTATACTGTGTGTTACCGTAAGTAATAGTGTAAGCAGGTGGTATCTGAGCAATAATGCTTTGAGCATTTGCTGTATCTCTGGCATCAACATACTGCTTGGTAGCGGCATGTAAGCCTGCTGTTGGATCGGCATGTAATGTTAGCAGTCCTGTTAGTTGTCCTCCTGATAGAGGTAACTTTGTTAAATCTTGAATTGTAATAGGCGATGTTCCATCAAAAGGAACATTATTAATAGTTTGAGGCGATGTTAGTTTTGTCGCTGTAGTTGCGTTTCCTAACAATGTACCTGTAAAAGTTTTTGTAACTTCGTCATATGCTACGCTAGTATCTGTATTTTGAATACTACCCACTAGTGTTCCTGTGACATTACCTGTTACAAAACCTGTAACATTACCAGTAACATTACCTGTAACATTGCCAACAACAGGACCTGTATGTGTTCCAGTTACATTACCAGTTACATTACCAACAACCGGTCCATTGTGTGTTCCTGTTGTATTACCTGTTAAGTCTGCTGTTACTGTATTAGCTCTAAAATTACCAGCACTATCTCTAGAAACAACAGTATCGCTTACATCATTTGCTGTAGCATTAACTGTCCATGTTGTTTGATTTGTTCCATCAAAGTTATTACCTGTTAAATATTGTCCAGCAATTAACTGATTAGTTGTAGTTGCTGTTACAGTAATATTTGCTGTGCCATCAAATGCTACTCCATTAATTTGTCTTGGAGTATCTAGTGCCGATGCTGTATCTGCGTTTCCGTGTAAATCGCCTTTAATAAATGTAGATGAATTTAAATTAATACCTGCGTCTAAATCTGTAAATCCAGGAATATTGTTGACAGTAAATGGACTATCTGCTACAATAGCAATAGTAGCACCATTAACAGTTAATCTCATAACCGGATGATCAGTACCTTGGTCGTCTGTAATTGCTTGACTCAGGGATCTTGTTACTCCGCTAAATCCTTGAACATCTTCTGGACCTACAAAAGCAAACTGAGTTCCATCCCAAACACTTAATCTTCTATTAGTAATATCGTACCATGTGTCGCCCGGTGACGGGTTTGCGGGAGGTGTAGATGATAATACTGTGCCACCAACTACGTCCCATGTAGTTCCATTGTATACTTTGATACTGTTAACAGTAGTATCGTACCAAATTTGCCCTTCGATTGCTTTAGGAGGTGCTCCAACACCAGCAAAGTTTTCTAAGAGGAATAAGAAATTTTCGTTTTGGATTTCGCCGTATCCAGCAAAGTTCCGACCCACAAGCCCAATACTTGTCGTTGAGTCTAATGTACCGTCTTGAAGTACTACTAATTGGTCTCCGTTAAACTTGTTTATCTGGTATGGCATTCTTTTTCTTCCATTATATCATATTTACCGTATTACGGTCTAATAAAGTTAGATAGGCCTCCAGGCAATGTTGGATTAGTTTGATCTTCAACTAACGCTCCGCCTGTAGTAACTACCCATGCTGTTTTTTGCGCATTTAATTCGTATATTGTTACACCTCTTATAGGGTATAATCTAGGCGGTGTTTGAGCTCCAATTTGATCAGCATCGACTTCTCTGATAACACCTGTTATTATCTGCGCACCCCCTGGTGATTCTGATCCGCTTACATCGTACAATGTTGTAGTTGTTAAACTTGGTTGTACAGACGAAATATTACTTACAATATATCTAACTGTGCTAATTCTAATCTTTGTTCCAATTTCGTATTCTGCCGGAGGACAAATTCTTAAAAGCTCAGCTGAGATCTGATTAGCTGACATTGGACTTTCTTCATTTGGATAATATCCAGTAATATCCATAGTTAACGGAATACTTCTTGTTCTTACTAAATTAGTAACATATTTTTTGCTTGTAGCTTCTGATAACTCATCACTTGTTAGGGTGTCTACTCCTTCAACTGTTTGATTGATATTAGTTTCATTAGTAGTTCCAAGTCCTTTAATCTTTGGATTTGATGTACCTATTAATATTAAATTACCTCTAGGTTCAATATTAAGATCTGTTGGATTAGCAGGGTCGCCGTTTGAATACGTTGCTGTTACGCCATTGTTAGAAATTAGATTATCATTGATTGTAATGTTATCAACATTAAGTTCTACTTGATTACCAAACTGTGTTAGGCCCGGAGCACTAGTTACAGACGCCGCAAGTTCAATACCTGTTCCAGTATCGTATAAAACATTTGAACCATTGATCTTATATCCCTTGCCTGAAGGAACATTAAAGTTTTCTGTTGAATTCCAAGTACCTGTACTTCCATCCCATAGAATAGAATGATCAGTAGTACCTTTTAATATGATTCCGCCGCCAGTGGCTAATCCGTCGTTTGATCCACTAGATATTACACCCAACTCTATATTTTTGTCTTTAACTTGTAGTGTAGCAGATTCAAATGTAGTAGTTGAACCTTCAACAGTTAAGTTTCCGCTGATAGTTACATTGCCGCCAAACGATGCTTCGCCGTTAGCGTTCCCTGGTTGTATCTTTACAGTATCACTACCGCTTGATTCAGCACTCATTTCTATAAATGAAACTAATGCTCCATTGCGTCTACCTTTAATTGTAACTTTTCTATTGCTTGTAGAGTTTAAAAGATACACATCTCCTAACCCCTCTGTTCCTAATTGTCCGTTAGTCGCATCGCCGAATCTAATACCTTCAGCTGTTTGAACTGTTAAAATTTCTGAGAACACATTTGCTTGGTTCTTTTTAGCAAAAATATCAGCAGGGAGTCCGCCTAATGCTTCTGAGTTAGTAGCAATGCCTAAGAATTTAAAATTTTGAGTAATTGGATTAAAACCAACTTTTACTGATGCTTCACTAAATCCAGGAATAGTAATTCTTGGAACAAATTCTTGCTTGCTAAAAAATCCTGCTCTGTCTCCACCGACATAAACTGTAGAAATAGTTCTTAACGTTCCGTTTGAATCCTCAATGCTTTCTACAACCATTCCGCTTTGACCTTGACTTACTTTGTAGTCTGGGCCAATCAAATAATCAGCTGAACCATCAAAAAAGTATAATTGTCTATCAACAATATTAAACCAAAAATCACCGGAACTAATATCTAACGGTCTTTGTGTTGCCAGCGCAGAAGTACCTACTGCTTTCCATTCTGTTCCAGCATACACTTTAATTCTGTTTTCAGTAACATCGTACCAAAGTTGTCCAGTAAGAGGAGCAATTGGCTGAGAATCACTAGCAAAGTTTTCAAGCATTTTAACAAGGTTTTCATTTAGATATTCGCCAAACCCTGAAAAGTTTTTACCAATTAATGTAATATCAGTTGATGCTGTATCAATTTGCCCATCTGCTACGGTTGCTATCGCTGTGCCGTCTGTTCTGTTTATTGTATATGCCATATTTCTTTACGCTCCATTAGACCCTTGATATTCCGCTTCTAATAACATAATTCAATGTTAAGTACGGGTTCATAACACCAAATGGTCTTCCAATCAACGAGTCTGGTTGTCCAGGTTGGCGTTTATTTTCATTAGCAATTCTAACAAGTCCGCTTGATGACATCTTCTGTCCACCGCCTGTGACTGTTCCGCCTTTTATTCTTGTATTAGAAATTCCTGTTCCGCCGATTTGTGTGGACGGTGAAAAATCATTTGGTGCTGTGCTAATCTCATTAATAGCATAAAATTGGCTTCCGCTAGGAGTGTTAGTTCCTGATCTTCCTTTCATATCATGATCGTGATCTGGAATATTAAACGACTCAATTACATAAGCATCAGATCCGCTGTACGCACCTAATTGACTAGCTTCAGTTTGATCAACTCTAGGGGTTGTTAAATCAACAATAGCATCGTATGTTCCGACTGGATGCGGAATTTTTGCTCCGCTGTTCATATTCTGTTTACCTAGTGGAACTCGACCTCTTAAATCAGGAACACGGAATGATTCTTGTTGTAATCCGTATATGGTTGATTGTAAACTTCCTTTATTAGCAATGTCATTATAAGTATCGCCGATAACAATGTAAAGATCTGGGAATCTATACTGTTCATATTCAGAACCGTCACATAACACATATCCTTTTGGAACTGAACTAGCAGGGCCAGCAAATGGTAAAATGGTTCCAATTGGAACACCGGCATCACCGATAAATGTTTCTCTAGTTGCTTTACGCAGTCCACTAGTTCTTGTGTAAATTAATATTTCATCATTTAAATCAACAGCACCGATACTTGACTTATTTGTAATAATATCAGATGTTAATTCTGTTTGGAAAACTTTATTAAGGTTACCTGTACCGTTGAATGCTACAACGTTTGAAGATACATCACCTTCTAATTTAAAGTTAGTAGCACTTGCTAATGATGTTGCTGAGTTAGAGTTACCATCAATGTTACCTTTTAGTGTACCTTCCACTTCGTTAGCAATGATCTTATTAGCGTAAATTGTACTGTATTTGTTGTTGGCTTCACCAATTGTTTCTGAACTAGTTAACGGACGAATTGATTTTGTAACAATACTTCCGCTTAACATTGTTAAGTCGCCGCCTACATTTATATCTTTTGAAACAGATAAGCCGCCTTCTGTTCTAATACTACCATTTTGTAGATTAGTACTGTTTGTTTCTGATGTAATTGTTACATCGCCAGTAGCACTAAGAGTACCAACAACATCTAATGTAGCTGTTGGATTAAGATTATTAATACCTACTTTGTTTTCAATTACTCTAAGTACAGTAGTTGGAATACCAAACGATCCTGTCCTACTTGATTGTAAATCTATACTAGCACCTGGTGTGCTGTTGTACATAATAGCATTTGCTGATTGAACACGAAGGTTCATATTTCCGTTTGTACCAATAAAGATACCAGCATCATCTCTTACGTTAAATTGTTTTTGTATTGTACCAATTACGTCTGTTCTAATAAAACTTGTTGATGGAATAACATCTGTACCAACAACAAGACCGTCTGCGGCCGATGCTGTACCAATAAGTTTAGGCGTTACTGATTCTTCTGAAATATCAGTACGAGTAGTAATATTGATACCTGCTTCAATACTGTTAAAACCTTGAATAACAACTTTAGGAATAAAACTATCTTTTGAAATAATTGTTACAGGAATATCCTGAGCATAAAAAATAATTACAGTCCTAGCAACGTTATCAATATCAAAAATGTTTTCGACTAGCGGTCCTGATTTAGTGCCTTCACTAAATTGCGGTCCAACCAATACCCATGTAACTCCTGACCACAAATACAACTGCTGTGTTGATGTGTTTACCCACAAATCTCCAATGGCAGCACCTTGAGGTTCATCAACACCTGTTCTAATGTTTGAGGTTGTTTTCCAACTAATTCCATCGTAAACGAATAATTTATTTTCAGTACTGTTATACCATAATTGTCCGGTAACTGCTTGTGAGTCTGACGGTGCTTGATCGCTAGCAAAATTTTCTAATAGATGTAAAAAGTTTTCAGCAATAATTTTACCGTAACCTGTTTGATTTCTACCAGGAATAACAACACTTGTGTCTAGGTTAGATGTATTGTCAAATATTTCTAACGGTTCTGGATGGAGTGTTTCATCTGTAAAATATACTTTATAAGACATCTTTATACCTCAGTAAATCCAGTTAGACTCTGTATTCTAACTGTGTAGTCGATTTGAATCAATCTATTAAGTGACTTTTGTACAGGATGAAAAACTACATGAGTCAATAACTTTCCTGCTGAACTTTTTAAGCCAAGCTCATCAAACACATATTCACCATCCATGTTAATTGAATTATCAAATGCTTCTTGGCCTTCTGGTTCGCCGTAATCTAGTAGGCAACTTACAACAATATCACTATATGTTGCGCCTGTAATATGACGGACTTCCATTTTATTTCTAGTATTGTCAGTGTTTGTGGCAGAATTCTGATCAACAACTTTAGTATATGTTTGATTATATAGGCTTGAATCTGTACCATTGGTATTTGGTGTTAGATATGTAATAAGTCCAGTTGGGTCAACAACTGTACCACCATTGCCAAAGCTCATTTCTGAGATCCAACCTAGTCCTTGATTTGAAAGGCTCTGTGCCATAGCAACACTGATGTTTTCATAATGAATAGCATTGCGTTTATCTACATACACTTCTTGTGTATCCGGGTCAAAAATCTTAATGTGACCTTCAATATGAAACCCGCCTTGCTCGTCGGGCTTCTTGTTTTCTGTTTGGTTTTCTGTGTTTTCTGCCATATCCGTCTCTTTGAGTTTGTTATCTCTCATTGTATTTATTCGGGTAATTCTGTGCTACTATTTTGTAGGAACTTCGCTATCGCTGATGTTGCTTCACTCAATGAAACTCCGTCTGATGCTGTAGTTTCTCCTCTATCGTACCACGTTCTTCCCAATCTCCTAACAATAGTGATTCGTGTTCCAGAGTCAACTGGGTTCGTTAATCTTACATACTGATTTACCCCATCTGCGCTAAATTCAGCATCGTATTGAACATCGCCGTCTGGGCTATATGCCGCTACTGATGGGTCAAACAATTTGTAAGCATCTTTTTGTAGTCTTCTTCCTCCAACAAATACTTCAATATCATCACATCTACCATAATCTGTAGGTATGCTTGATGTAAATGTTGTATCAGTAATGTTAAAGTCTCCGTTGTTTGTTGGTACAAAGTCTAATGGGCCAATCAACAATGTTGCGCCATCTGATACAAAATCAGCTTTTTCTTGCTTATCGTTGTATGGTACTGCTTCAGTATATCCAGTATCAACTACAATATCACCTTGAGAGTGAACTTCTCTAATACTT